AACCCTAAAAGAATGATAGTAACAATCCACTTGTAGTCAATTTTACTTTCCATTTTTGTTGAAGATTTTTTCAATTACCGTTAGCGTAAGACCTCCCCCTGCAATTAGACACAATGCGTCAAACATGAACTCCGGTGTTATCCAGTTCTTGTTGAAGGTTGCTAGGAAAGCCATGATGATTACAGATACTAAAGACAAAAAGGCTGCAAGTCTTTTGGATGACTCAGGAGACTCTGCGCTTAGTATGTTCTTGATAAACTTAATCATTTTGCTTTTGCTTTCTTACCTCGTCATTTAGCTTTTCCAAACGCTTAATCACTCTCTCCTTTTCAGTCTCGCTCCTTTGCCACATCTTAAATATCATGTAAGCCATAGCAAGGCACAATGCACCTAAGACTCCATAATCTAAGAACTCATTTATTACGCTTTGCTCCATCTGTTTTGTAGTCAACTATATAAACTGCAAATGTTATTATGGCAGCAACTATAGCTACCATTGGCATTACTACTTCCATATCTCGTATATTGTTTTTCCGTTTCTCTTGACAGCACGAAGTATCTGCTTCTTATTAGCTCCTTTCTTGTAGCTAACGTGAACCCAATCTGGTTCTGCGCTATTCCCAAACTCCCAAATTAATTGTTTGAATTCTAAGTTGTCCTTGATGTAGTTGAATATCTCACTATTCTTCTTACCTTCAAATCTATCGCAATCAAGATCAAAAGCACATCCAACAGAATGATCAGATGTCTTTGATGCCCCAGGAGTAGCTTTATTCAAAGCCTCACTTCTGTAGCCTGAGCTGATAAACAATGGCCCTCCAACAAACTCTCTCACCTTATCAAATACTTCAACAGAAAGAGTCTTTAAGTTCTCTAAATGCTCAGGTGTTGGATTATTATCAATCTTTAGACGCTTTGCGTTATCCGAATGAACTACCTCAGACAATGATACATATTTGCTTAGTTTCTCTGACATACTATCTAGGTTTATTAAAGTAAGCGTTATACAAAGATGTTGGTAATGTACTCAAATCTGATGGAATTTCATAAATATCGCCATCATTCAGTCCGTATTGGAACGATATTGTAACATTTGGTTCAATTTCAGAAAATATAAATGTATTGGTTGAAAAAGTAATATCTGTATATCCACTATTATCATACGTTATAGTTGATGTAGTTATATCTTTAGCTCCGTTATTACTAGAAATAGTACTTCCTTGGATGTTTATATATGAAACATCATACATACTGTTAGTTAAATCAACACCCCAAATCCTTAAAGTTTGCTCATCTGGAAATTCTACTAATTGACCGTAAGTGAAAGTAGATCCTGTATCAACAGCAGGGTCTGCGTAATATAGCAACGCATTAGTATCATTTCCTGTGGTGCTAAAAGTTCCTGACGGAAATGTCAATGTTAAAACATTATTTATATTATCCCAATTCCAACCATTGGTAGTGAAAATACCACTATTTAAACCTTCTATAGATATATTTTTATTATTCCACTGTATACCACTTAAATATTCTTCATAAGTAATAGAAACAGCAAGTTCAGTATCTGATATAAAATCTACACCTTGAACATAGGTTTGGTAATTAGGGTAAAATGGCGTTCCAGATACTGTAATTAGATATCCTTCAAAAGTAAAAATTGCGGAACTTATTGTGAACACTGACGTGATTCCTGAACTTGGAGACTCTAAATAAAATGGTTTTCCAGAAGATAATACTCCTGTTAAATTAACACCAAGTAATATTATCTGATTAGACGCAAGGTACATTACATCATTAATAGTATTTTTAGCCGATGTAAATGATGAATTTAGATTATCACTGTAATTAAAATATCTTATACCAGGATAGAACCCTTTAACACTAGTTATTTCATAAGCAGCCCAAGGAGCAGTTACAAATGTCTTTCCTAAAGAACTTCCTGTTAAAGCATGAGATCCCTGATTACATACTGGATCAATACTACTATAACAAGAATTATTAATAATTGACACATCTTTATCGCTTAATATTGACCTTCTTGTAGTAGGGCCAATCATTTTATTTTCATCAATTAATGTATCTGCTGATATTATTAATTGACCAAATCTATTTTTAATTGTTTGATAAAATAGTTGATTTGAAATAGAAAATATATGACCATTAGCCATCCTAATACCAGGCTTGAGATTGAAAGGCTGTTCATCAGTAGCTATAGTAGTTACCTGATCTCCAACATTTTCAAATGTTTCTGTTACTGGATCAAAAACTACTGTCCTAGTATAAGCGTTCTGAAAATAACCAGTTGTTGGAAGTGAAGCGTCATTATCCCATGTTCCAGCATAATGAAGATATATTTTAGCTGTTGTTGGATTTTGTCCTGGTCTTAATTTCTCAATAGAACCAGACATAAAAGAACCTTGGATACCTGCACCTGTATGTGTATTTGGGTTTATATTATTTGGAACTCTTAAATCATTTGTAGTGTAAAACAATGGTCTACCCACTGTAGTAGTACTATTATTCCATGTAGTGTCATCTGTTTTAAGTTTAAGAATATAAGCATTTCTTGCTCCTCCAAAAACATAAACATTACCATTAGGGTGCGATATAGCATCACCAATCGGAGGCATTGGACCAATACCACCAAGTGTACTATCGTAATTAGGTGCATATGTATCAGGTGGTACAGTTATCTGAACACCATCAATATCCCCTGGTTTTGGAAAATTATTTACTGAAAAAAAAGTAGCACTAGTTGGGAAATATTTATAAGGAGTATTAGTGGCGATTGTCGGTGTCCAATATGCTGATTTTTGTATTGTGTCTGTAGATTCATAACTATCTCTAGGCACAATCCTAGCCACTGGAGCTGATGTACCGAAAAAACCGTAACGCTGAGGTAGTAAATATATTTTACCGTCTGTATGTAAAAAACCACCACCATATCCAAAACTAGGCTGTGTAGTGTTGACTTTTAAACCAACACTATCGTAAGTAACAACTTTCCATTCTGTAAATTGCGCTATATCTAAATTTGGATTATCTTGAGGTTTAATAACTACATACCCATCTGCAAAAAAACCAAAAAAGTATATCAATCCATTAGGTGCTAATATTCCTTTATTTGAAAATCTTCTTTGTAGAGCTGATGATGTACTAGTTTGATCAGGTAATAAAGGGGTTTTAGCACCTCCTGTCGCAGGTACATTAACTATTGTCGCAGACTCCCATTTACCTGTCTTAGAATTCGATTTACCAGGTTTAATGACTGTTACATATTGCGCTCCTATATATGTTGGTAAACAGTATATCAATCCATTTGGAGCTAAACAACCGCCAGTAAAATAACCAGCATTTGACACTAAAGGTGTTCCGTTATATGTGGGAGTATTTCCGTATATAGAAGGATACACTTTAACATCCCATCCCCATTTAGATGATTTTACACTACCTGGAATAAACATGATTAAGCGATATTAGTTAAGTCACCAAACAAATAATAAGTATTATTAGCATTAGCAGCTCCTGCATAATTACCTCTAACTATAGAAGCGGAACTATATTGAGTTCTTAAATATTGAGAGCCGTCTGCGGAAATCAAATTAACATTATTAGAACCGGTAATTTTAACTAAAGCATTAGGTCTAGTAGCAACATCGGTAATATTAACAATGGTTATCTGAGAATTCAAAGGAAATCCAGTGTTTGCAAGAACACTCAAGGCAGCTGGTATGTTTACAGTTATTACAGTATTGTCATTAAGATTATTAACTAATAATATCTTACCAGTGTCGTTTGTGTCAGAACCATAAGGTCCACCTACCGCTATTGAATATATACCGGAAGTTGGTATAGCTAATTTAAATCCTGTAGAAGCTACTGAGTTTGCAGGACCTTGAGGGCCTTGTGATCCGGCAGTACCTAACTTAGCCCACCAAGTATTTTCAATAGAACCATCTGTGGGAGGTCCATCACCTGCACCTGCTCCAGCTACATTAAATACCCACCAAGTTTCATAAGTGTTATCTAATGGATTTACCACATAAACAACATCATTGTAGTCGTATGCAGACCCACTATCGTAAAGACCTTGCCAATTTAAACCTGAAGGGACAGACTCCGCTGAAATTTCTATTGTATTAACCGCCTGATCTAAATCAACAGAAGCATCTAAACTACCGTTAAGTTTAATAACTCCAGTGGAAGTGACTGTAATGGATTCAATTACACCAGTTCCTCCACCACCTCCTGTTCCAATATCAGCAACAGAAACATATTTTTTAGGGGCTACTGTGTAATCACCTCCAACCTCAGGAGAACCCGAAGCGTTTTGATATATTGCGATAAAGTCTTCAGGCTGTGGATCATAACTCTGATAAGGAATAATATCAGAAGTCTTGAGTAACCCTGCAATTTTATCGTAAATCCCTTTGAAATTAAAAGCGGTATTAGGCATAATTATTCAATTTATGTGCTAAAATACGAAAATAAAAGACCTATCCCTCGTTAAAGGAATAAATATTAAAACTTAGGGTTGGGTGAAAATAGTGAAGGCTGTATTGCTATCCTCAATAAGCAAATCTACAAAGGTTTCTACACCTTTAGTATCTAAAGCATTTCTGAAATCAATATAGTCATCAGACATATCCCACCCGAAAAAGATGTTATAGCCAATCACCTCAAGTATCTGCAACTCACCTTTATTTATTATCTCATATCTCATATCTCTACTTGAATTGATACCGCTACAATGGCACCAGTTGAGGCAGCAGCATTATTTGTTATTTTATAATCAATTTGAGAACTTGCAGGAACATTCAATGTAGTTGTTGTATTTTGATATACACCACTTACACTGCCTGCCGCTATCGTTAATGTGTGTGCAGTATCAACAAGATCAATTCTCATCGTAAAAACACAACTACCACTCGCAGGTTGATTGCCTATATTTACAGTCCAATTTTTAAAAACACAAGTTGAAGGCATCACAGTTCTCACGTTAAAAACTTGTGCAGCAGTTGTTAAAGCATTTTTTACAAAACCACCATAACTTGTCACACCCGCAGCGATTGTACTTGCTCCGTGGTTACCCACTAAAAATGATTTTGATACACTAGATCCACCTGAATACTGAGGAATATTAAGCGTGCTACCCACTAAAGTAGCGGCTCCAGAAGTACCTGTTGTTGTTAAGGTTATTGGATCTTGCTTGTCATTAAACTTATTCCAATCTGTAGCACTGATATAACCACCCTTAGTAGCATCTGCCTGATCAATACCAATAGTTCCTGATGTGGTTATAGTACCGCCAGTCAAAGGAGCTGATGTGGCAATAGATGTAACCGTTCCTTGACCGGGTGTATATCCTAATATTGTAGCTATTGACGCTGTCTTCCATTGCCCTGGAGTTACAGTATTATCGTAATAAAGAGTATCGTTTAGATTAGGACTTTGAGCTTGAACATTATGAAGCTCATCCATCTCGTATCCATTCTGAACACGGACATACATCCTTCCTGCGCTTCCATTACTAGCTGTAGTTACAAAACCTAAATACACAAGGTGATTAGGAGCGTATGGTTTAATATTTGTTATTGATCCAGCAGTAGACCCAAGATAAACAGGATCTCCGTCTGCCCACCCTGCTGATGGTTTTAAACTCCCTAAGCCATCTAACTGACCATTAAGCATAATCAATCCCTTTTGATTTACACCTATTGAAGTAGACACTACCAATCCAACGGTTTGCGCTGATGTAGAATCTCCTGTATTATAAGCCCTTTTAACTGTTAATCTATCACCTTGACCTCCAAATGCATAGACTGGCTGACCTTTAACTATAGCGACTGTATCAGCGTTTGTTACATAGGCTAGCAAAGTATTAGGTGCAGTACCGATAACTTGGAATCTGTTAGTTGATGAGTTATACACGCATAGCATCTCTGCACCATCAATAATATCCCCTCCTATTAATTCTCCATCGTTATTTCTATACAATGGAATTGCCCCTAAACTATTAATATTAAGAGTAGCACTTGTGGTATTGCCTGTAGTAAACCTTATGAGATAAGCGTCAGCATCGTTGTATGCGGTAACTCCAGTAATAGTAGTAGTATAAGTATCCGTTCCTGAAGCCGTTCCGTGAGGAATACCGCCACTTACTGTACTTGCAATAGTAAAGTTGGGGTATGTACCTGTAATGTCAATTCCAGTTCCTTCTGTTAAAACAACAACCTGATCAGGAGCTGAATTAGTAATAGTAACCGTACCCGATGTCGTAATAGGATTAGTCCCTGTGATGTCGATACCTGTACCCTCTGTAAAGCCAACACTTGTAACAGTACCACTTCCCCCACCACCAGTAGCGGCAGTAGTCTGAGTAGTCCCATCTCTAAACTTTAGTGCGGAAATATCTCGTATAACAACATTTACAACATTCTCCTTTATGTAGTCGTACATAGCAGACAACCTCTCAAAGTATTGACTACCCTGCTGAAAAAATCCTCCTGGAAGTGGGGTATATGCCTGAGAAAATGTAGGTCCCTCTATTAACTCAACTGTGTTAGCAAAGAACCTTATACTATCTCCATTACTACCACAAACTAAGTAAGCATCAACAACCTCTACATAAGTATCGGTCTCTAAGGTCTGAACCACATATCCGTACTGATCGTAAAATGAGACGTGATAATTCTCGTCCATTATGATCCTCGTTATGATAGCCGTTACTTGTGCCATTCTATTAAGTTATTCACCTCCTCCTCAGAGGCGTATAGTGAAAACAAAGTTAATGAATTATACTCAGAAAAGTAAGGCGAAGTATTATATGTTTTTCCATCAATACCCACCTCTTTCAATTTTTGTAGTATATTATCAGCCTCTACTACATCCCTAACATTAGTGTAAGTCTTTGCCACAACAGGCTCTAACCTCTTTGCAGGGCGTTTCTTCTCTTCCTTCTCTACAGAGATAACTGTCTTGGAACGTGCAGGGAACATAAACTCAGCTAACTTATTCTTAGTCAGCCTCTCCCCATTACTCATAAGATCGTCCCGATAGTTCTTAATATCAGTCGTGTCAAGCCCCATCTTCTCCAACTCCTTAATGGCATAATCCACATCAGGAGCAGAAGTGATAAAGTAGCGGTTGATAGTCTCAACCTTTCTATTGGGCTTAACTTCCTCATTTTTATTTGATGATAGTAGAAAGTCTACATCGTAACCACTTGATTTTAAAAGATTTACAATAGCGCAAATCTGAGCCTTTAGGACAGTCTTTAGTTCAGAACCATCCCTTTCAGCGTACCCTACAAATTCCCTTGATCCTTCTTCTTCAAAGCTAGCTGTTGCTGAGTAGAAGCTACCCTGGCTCTTGTTTGATTTTAGAACAATGGTTTGCTCGATTTTAGAACAAATGTCGTTCAATACCTCCTGCTCCTCTGTTAAAGGATTAGGATACTTAATACTTATTTTCATTGCTTACTTTGTTTTTTTACTTCACTTTTACCTACTCATCGGTGCTACTTTTTTATAATTCTCTGCAAAATACGCTGCTTTTTCCGGTGATTCAAATCTAATACCTTCAGGATCTGAATAATTTGCGTTCTCATTAAAATACAATCCATTTTGTCCCTGTTGAATAAATGGAACAGCATAATTACCCATGGATGTCATAAAGTGAGTACCAGACTCCCCTTGAGGAACACCTATTGGTTGATTAAAATAAGCATCCATTTCCTGACCTGTAAAGGTATATGTCGGAGGAGATACTTGAGACATTCTTTGAGCTGATTTATTACCTAACGCTGATGATAAAGCAATTTTAGCTTTCATTTCACTATCAGACATAGTAGGGTTATTAAAATTTAAAGGTTCAGCCACTGGACCAACAGGTTTTTTTTCAGGGATATTTCTCTTTGACATTTCAACCATATCCAAAGTTATACCCTGACTTGGTTGTCCCATCATAGATAATATAGCCATATTTTTTGGGTCCATTCCTTACTTTGCTTTTGTGAGCTTCTTGTACATCACAACGCAAGTAAAGATAGCAACTGCAATAGAACCTAACAAGGAAACAATTCTCAATGTAGCCTCAAGACTCTCTAACCATGAAGGTACAGAAAGCATTACGGAAGCTATTAGTCCACCTGTTCCTTTTAAAGCCACGTCAGTAGTATTTATATGGTCTTGCATGAAATGAACAATCTTGCTCATATTGCAAATATAAGTCAGTAAGAATTAATTAATCTTTGGACTTTTTATTTAATTTCCTCGTACTTGATTATCTTACCATCCTGCATTACTGCTCTTAGTCCAAAGTCCTCTAGTTTAGGCTCTTCAAAAGAACGACCTAATAATTCACTTCCAGCCTTATCTTCTGCATACTGTTGAGCGTAGACAGATCTAAATAAAGATTGAACTCTTGAGTCTGAATTATTTAAAGCGTCATTAACTTCCTCATCAGATAATAAACTACTCTTATTTGTCTCAATATCCTTTTTGAACAACTGGTCTAAAGCTGATGATTTTGGAATACCACCTTGCAATCCGTTCTCTAAATAAGTCATTATCTTAGCCTCATCCTGCATTAATTTCAACTTCACTTTAGCGTCAGTAATTTTACCAGACTTAATTAAATCTTCAATCTCAGGCTTTCTTTGATTCATTAATTCAATCATCTTTGTAGTAGCCTGTTCAGACAACTCTGCATTTCTTTCTTCAGTAAACTGAGAATCTGAAATAGAAACTTCTTTAACAGGAGTCATATTAACACTATCCCATATAGCTCTACCACCAATACTGGTAGCATCTTCCAACTGAACATCCATGTAATTTTTAAGCTCTTTAGTTCCAGGAATATAACCACCAAATTGAGTCATGGCTACAAGATTACCCATATAAACCAAGCTTGATAATAATTGAGCCATCTCATACTCTTCTGGAGTTAAATCTCTACCATCGTTTAAATTCATTTGCTCTCCAAGCCTTGTTATCAAAGAGGTTACGCTAACATTCTGTTTTCCAGCCATAGCCTCTAATTCGTTAAAAACTAGGTTTGAAATCTCTTTGTATTGCGCCCCTACAAATGCTTCGGAAATATCCTTCTTAGATTTGATAGGTCTTATATACATTCTACCCATCATATCCTCCACATCCCTTTTAAGCTTAGGATCTTCAATAGCATTATATCCGTAACCAAGAGCGAAATTTAATAAAATCCGACCAACAGCATTTTGAGATGAGGACCAGAATGTTACAATTCCATCTACAACGCTTTTTATAACAAAATCCTTAACTCCCTCTGCTGAATTTAGTGCTTTTAATTGCTCTTTTGCTTTCTCTTTTTCATCATCATCACCAAGAAATGCTAATGTCATATTTTTAACAAGAGCAGCAAATACTGAATAAGAAACTAAAGCTGCTGTAACACGCATTACTTTTCTAGTTCCTTTACCAAATTGACCATTAGCTATCTCCCTACTACCTATAATACCCTGTTGAAAGTCATTAAATAGATAACCATTAAAGAATCCTAAAAATATACCTGCTGCTGAGTCAGAATCAACAGGTTTCCCTAAAAATTTGTTAGCGTATGGAATGTATATACCGGCTAAAACTTTTTGCCTTGATTGAGCTTTTAAAGCACCTCTTAGCACAGATTGAAGCTCTTTATCAGCCATAGCTCCAGCCTCTTTTATAGCGTAAAAATACTTATCATCATTCAAGAATGAATCGTTCCATTTCTCACCTGTTAGTACTTCAAACTCATCCATAAATGAAGGAAACCAAATAGCACTGGAAAACAATCCATCTGTTAAACCATTTACAAATTCATTTAACTTTCTTAAATTATTCTCGGTCTTTAATATCTCACCTCCTTCTAAATGTACGTTTTGAGCTGATCTAAATCTAGTTTTTTCAAGTAGCGGACTACCAACTTTTTCCATTGCCTTTTGCGCTCTTGACTTATCCTTACCCATACCTGTTCTTATCAAGTTTATTGGGTTTTTAAAAGCGGCAATAGATAACTGAACTGTATTTGTTAATAATTCAGCTATAACCCTAGTTCCAATCAATAATTTAGATGATGTTGCTGAGCTGAACTTAGACATAGCTTTAGTTAAAGCATCCGAGTTCTTGTTAAGCTCAAAGTTCATTCTAGACTTCTCATTATTAATAATAACACCAAGAACTTTTGATTCTCCTGTTGGGGTATCTTGATCTTCTCTGAATTGTCTAGCAATCTCATTAAGCTCTTTTAGTCTTTTAGTAAGAAAATAATCTTTAGAAACATCAGAAACATGATCCATCACAAGAGAATCCATGTTGAAATTAATAGCTTTAGAAGCTAATGGTACTTCTGAAATTCTTTCGTATGTAGAGCCAGCACGGGTACTTAATTTATTATTACCTGACGAAGGAACAGCATCACTCATTCCAGAACCTGCATCATATAAATAGCTATGAGGAATATACATATCATTCACCATCCCATTTATATTTCTTAATGAATTAGCCGCAACTCCATAAGGAGCTGTTTCATTAAAAGTATCTCTAGCTGCTTGGTATGTTTTTAATACATTAGCGTCAAATATTGTAGAAGCATTTGGTGAATTAAAAGCCTCATATATCTTAGAGTAATCTAAATCTCCAAATGTAGCTTTAGCAGGATCAACACCATCTTTTAAGAAGCTTGGATTAGATAAGAATGAATTGTATATCTCTTCAATAAGTTCAAGGTCTCCATTATCTTTATAAATCCTTCTTACATCTTCATTCTTTAACTGCTCTCCAATATAATCTATTGCAGGCTTATTAGCTTTTGAACTATTAAAACCATGCTCTAAAAAATGAGCAAGCATACCTGCTGAATACCTATTTTTAAGAACGTCTTTCTTCTTAATCTTAGGCATCTTATCCATGTATGCGTTCATAAGTTTTGTTTGAAAACGCCTCATGGATGATATAGCTACGTCAGTTGGATTCAATATAAACTTAAATATTGAAGAATCTTTTGTTATACCTAAGATACCTTCGTAGTTTTGAACCTCGTTTAACTGAAGTATATTCTTTAAATTTTCAGCCCAATTACTAAATGAAAACTTCTCTTTTAACTTAGCTATAGAACCTTTCAACTTATTAACAATACCTTGACCTTTTACCTCAGCCTTTCTTAAAATAGCATTAGCTTGAGATTCCGCTAAGAATCCATCTAAAGCCACATCAGAAACTCTTTCAAGTGTTATCAAATCTTCTACTTGTAATTCTCTAAGGAATTCAGGGAAGTTATTAACAATCCTCTTTAGATTAGCTAAAACCTCCTTCTCAGTAGTAGTCATACCGGAATCATCTACATTATTTAGATTATCCTTAATTCTAGCTATTGATATATCCTTTAACGCTTTTATCTCATTCTCATACTTCTGTTCATACTGCCTTTGATTTTTATTCATTTTGAACAAATCATCAGAGTATTTATTGTAATCCGCTTCACTAATTAACTCATTAGAATAAAGGTCATTGAGTAGCTTTTGAGCCTGACTCATTTTATTCCTAAATTTTAGATACCCATCAAATGATTGTAATGCACTAACACTAAACAACGCATCTATATCCTTCAATATTTCAGCAAATTTAGAAGCTGCATCTCTATCAAGTTTAATTAGCTTAGCAAGTTCATTAGTAGCTTCAACAACTGCCTTAGCTTCTAAAACAGTATCAAATAGAGTCTTTCCGTTAGGCAATACCTTAAACATTGCCATAGGATTAGGTGTAGCCGTATTCAATTCTTGCAAAGCGTCTGAATAAGCCTCTAACTCCTCGTCAGTAAGCGTTTGGTTGCCATCAGCGTCAAATAAAGGTAAAGATGTAAATTCCCTAAGCTGATTAGTAAATCTATTAACCTTGCGCTTCCTAGCCCCTTTCTTGTTCTTTTCAATATTCTCTAACGCAGCCTCAAATTTAGAATCTGAAACAACCTTGTTTATGAAAGCTTCAAAGTTATCTAAATGCTCTTGGGTTTTAATAGCTGTAATTTTATTCGATATAACCTTCAATACAGAAGGGGATACCTTTCTCTTTAAATCAGCATCTTGAACGAACTTGTTAGCAACATCTCTTAATTGTAGTTTTATCTTACTAGAACTACTACCCTCCTTCTCTATCGTTTTCAATACGGATTTAAGGTTCTTATTGAGCATCTTGATCTTATCTTCAAGATTCGCTATAACACCCTTAGCTGCTGTCTTTAATGTCTTTAATTGCTCTGTAAGAATAGCTTTTTGCAATAATGCTGATTGCGTCTTTTTAGTAGCAGATACCCTTGCTCTTTCTAAAGCTCTGCTAGATACTTTTTTAATAGGGAGTTCAACACCAATAGTCTTTGCTAATTCTTCAATACCACCAGCAGCTAAGTACGCCTTAGCTTCTTGTTCATTTTGGAACTCTAAAAACTTACCATCAGGTAAAGGTATTCTTATGGTGCAAACTCTCTTCTTAGCCATTATTGTTTCATTTCTTGGTCAAAGATAATCAATCCGCAAGTATCGTCTTTTACTATTTCTAAACGAGCAATCAAATCTCCATATTCACCAACAGCCTTACGTTGAATTTCAATAAATTCTAAGATAGCTTGTTGAACAACAGGATCTCCCATTGAGTATATTCCAGTATAGAACATAAGAAGCTTCTTCTCTGTTTCAAAAGCCTGCTTTAACATCTCCATCAAAGACTCAGGAGCCTCGTTAATCTCAGGAGTAGATGGCATCATAGCCTCAACACCAACGTCATTAAGGAAGTCTACAAGCTTTTGGAAATGAGTAAGTTCATCATTGCTCTCATGTAAAAAGAAAGATTGAGTACCAAAGTAACCCAAGAATTGACATTTAGTAGCAAACTGTCTGTAAAGATGGCTTGCATACATCTCCTTTTCCAATGCTTGAAGCAACTGCCCAGCAGCATCCGCTGATATAATTTCTGCTTTCATATTTTTTATTTTCTAATAATTTCTATTGTACAAGTCTTGATTGCTCCTAGCTTATCTAGAATATTGTCAAAGTTACTATCTATATCGACAACTCTTTCACCTAAAGCACCATATTTTTCAATAAATTCTCTTTTAGCATCTAACTTATCAATACCAGGTTTACTCATAATATCCTCGTATTCTTTGATAGCTGATTGAGTTTCTTCCTCTGTAAACTCTGATGTTTCTGCTACCTCCTGCTCAACCTCTTGAGCCTGTACTGTTTCAGTGGGAGTTTCCTTTACCTCTTCAACATTAGATTCTTTTTTCGTCTTTGCTTCATAATCTTGCAATACGGTTACTTCACCAAAATTAAAGCCACCGGAAGATGATGATAAGTTTTTAAATGAATCAATGGATTTTTCACCAACCTTTTTACCAACTTCCTTTATTTCAAGATTAACTTGTAATTCCTGTCTAACATAATCAGTACCGGTATCAAGGACTTCAACATCCATAGCGTAAAACTGACCGTATAATTTTCTCAAACCAGATAGGACTTTAAATACATATACAGCATCACCAATCCTCCTAGAATAAACATCTCCAACTTTTAAATCTTGACCACGCTTTTTAACCGTTTTAAAATCCTTAGCTTTTATATTCTGACCTCTATTTTCTTTAGCGTTTTTATTATACTCTCTTACTTTAGCTTCTTGTTTGGCTCTTTTCTCTTCATTTGATTCAACCTCAGTAGTTTTTTCTTCTTTAACCTCTTGAGCTTGAGGGGTAACTTGTTCTGTAACCTGTTCAGTAGGAGTTGCCTTTTGTTGCTCTACAAAAGCTTTAAACGCATCAATATTCTCTTTAGTAGCTAATGGAATAACCTGATCAGAATTTGTTGTTACGAACTCCCTATAGTTCATATCAGCCCCAATAGAAGGAGATAAGTCATCTGTGATTACAATGTCATTACCAGAGCCTTTTACTGCCTCTGTATCAACATCTTGAACCTCATCAAAAGTAGCCTTCTTAGGATTATTGCCAAATATTATAGCAGGGAATGTATTCTCTTGCTTGTAAGTATCCTCAGCGTTCTTACGAGTGTTAGTGTAGTATTGCTTTTCACGAGGAGTTAATTCAGGCTTACTTGTATTATGCCAAGCTATTCGACTGAATACACCTTCTGGAACTAACGTCTTTAAGAAAGCCTTAAATTGTTCTTTAGTTCCGATACTCTTAATCTCATCGTTGAAGTCGTATATCTCCGTTACAGCCTCTTCCTCATCCTTCTTATTCTGTTCTTCAACTTTAGCTTTTTGCTCTGGAGTAACATCCTCTGCGAATGGTTCTTTGTTTAAGGTTACACCCTCTTGGCGTACTTCCTGCTTACCTTCTAAAGCGGCTAGTTCTGCATCATAATTAGCGTTAATTTTATCTGATTCTGGACTTGTAGTAATAACATCTCCAGAACTGATAATTCCACCATTTGGCAGTTTAGATAATTCTTCCTGTCTTCTTCTTTCTATATCAGCTTTCTTAGCTTCTATACTCTCTTGGCCGACTTCTTGTTTTTTTGGAGATTTTACTAATACAGGTAAATCTATTTTAACAGTTCCTGTAAGCCATCTTATATTACTTTCATCTAAACCAAATTTCTCTAAATATGGAAGTAAAACTTTTTTTACCTTCTCAAAATCTTCTTTATTAGTAACTCTAATATTATCAAAATCTCCTTTATTAACCGGTACTCCTAATTCATTTACAATAGCATCACCATTAATAGCAACTAAATTAGTCTTTAATTTTCCATTCTCATCATATTGTAATTCATAACCTCTATCTAATTGTTGATTCCAAACTCTTAAACCATCTGTAGAAATGCTTGTTTTTTCCATATACTCATGACCTTCAGGAAGCATATCCTGAGCATTTGAAATCATTGTCTTAAAATTCTCTTTATTTCTAGATTGATTTTCAAATTTAGAACTCCACTTATTAGTGGGTTTGCCATTTTCATAAATTCTATAAAACCCAACGAAATCATTATCACTAGTCCCTGTAACAATTACATCTAATGACCCGGTTTCAGGATGAGAATATTGCACAAACTCAATTCCATTAATTTTTTGTCTATTAGTAGGAACTGCTGCTTTATCACTACCTCCTAATTCACTAGAAAAATCACCAACGCCATCAAATAAATCTGTTCTTTCTATTTGAGATTGAGTCTCTATTCTTATCTGTTCAATTAATTCAGGGTTATTTTCTAATTTAGGTTTTACACTCTCTTGGCCGATTTTTTGACCTTCTTGGGTAGTGGCTTGCCCTTGGACGATTTGTCCCATTCCTTGAGGTTTACCCCCTGTTTCTGTAGTTGCTCCTTGTTGGCGTGGAAGAACTTCCTCTGTGCTTGGCTCTTGTACGGCATCTGTTTCTTTTTTAGTTTCTAAATCTTTTGCGTGAATTGCATTTACAGGAGTTTGATCCACAACAGGCTTATTCTTGTTATGAATCTCCATCTCTATCTCATCCTTAATCTTAGCCTCCTGAGCTTTCTTAATCTCTTTATTAAGTAGTTCTAATTTTACAGCGTCTGTTTCTGATAATACTGATATATCTTCAGTCTTAGGATCTGTGATATTATACGCTGAATATATCTCATTTCTCAACCCATCTAACTCATTAACTCTCTTAGTGTTATTGTCAATACCTTGCTTAATTTCAGCCTCTTTAGCAATCCATTCTTCCTCCTCCTTAGATTTAGGTCTTGAAGCCTCATCTAATTCAATCTCGTTTATAGCTTCAGCATCTGCATTGTTAATATCTTCTGTAGCTTGTCTTATAGCCTCCGTTGCAATAGCTTGTTGCTCTGGAGGTAGTTGGTCAAATGATTTTTTAGACTGTGCTGAGAATACCTCCCCAACATAGTTACCTAAACCAAATCCAAGACCCATTACGTATGAAGCAACAACAAATTGAGTAGCTGCATCAGCATCAGGGAATCTTTTAGAGAACTCCTTCTGAAACGCTTCAAAACTATCGCTTTGCTTATATATGCTAGTCAACTCCTCACCCATTTCTTGAGCTGTTTCACCAGTTGGTCTAGCTATCAAAACAGCCCCAACCTTTTGTATTTGCTTAATAGCCTCTGGAGCCTTATTCCCAAAAGTACCTTGAAGCATATAAACGTAGTCGTCTACTCCATTCTCTTTTGTTACACCTGATAGGAAATTTCTAACATCATCTGTTTGCGCTCCCAAAGCCTCTAATGCAGCAGCTTCTTCTCTCGTGTAAGCTTTCCCTGCTACAGCTTCAACAACCTCATCAGATTTACCAAATAATAACTTACCAGTCTTACTCAACAACTTATTAACAGGGGCAGCCATTACTGCACCACCTATACCTGTCAAAAATGTAAGCTCATCACTTTCTCCATCATAGATTAACTGATTAGCCATCTCAAAGTTGTAACCCTCATCTAATGAATTAAAAATTCCATTAGTTATCTTTTGACCAGTACTACTTAATTTAGAATATCTTTTTAATCCATATTCAGCAAGCTTCATTAATCTAGGAGTTGATTTAACAATACCTTCCCCCACTTTTAATACCCCTGATCCAATAGGTGCGGTAACAGCTATATTAGCACCAAAAGCTAAAGTATTACCAAACATATCACCCCACCACTCACCACTATAAGGATCAGCAGGAGCAGAAGTTATTTCGATATATGATTTATCTTTATCACTAAATTCAATACCTGCGTTTTTAGCAATGGTTTGTAAATTCTCAGAATGTATTTGAGGAGAATCAGAAAAGTCTATACCCCCATCTAAAAACTCTCTTGAAAATGCCTCTCCAGTAGCCTCAAAGAATCCTGGTCTATCTTCTGCATTTTGATATCTTCTTAATGATGTTAGATAATATAAGTCCTTCAACTCTGACTTTAACTTAGAGTAAGAATCTTTAATATTACCTCTCATTTCTCGAGGTAAAGAATCAGCCTCTTTATCAGCATTGTAAAACAAGTCGTATGCTGTAAGTCTTGAGTTTAAATAGTTAGTTAGCTTATCTTGAGCTGTAGCACCAGGAATATTATCATACTCCATCTTGCTAACACTATCCTTTAATTTATTAGGATTTTTGGCTAACTCTATCAAATTCATCTTTCTAACCAACTCATTCTTTTCAGCAAGTAAAGAATCCTCACGAAGAGCAGCCTCTCCAGTTCTCAATAGATTATCAATCTCTGCAATCCTGTTCTTGAATCTTTGATTGTTTTGCTCCCTTGCAGAATCTAATTCCTTCTGCTTTTTGTTGATTATAGATAGATACTCATTAGTTTTTGTTTGAAGAAGATTTGCAGCATTAGGATCAGTCTTAGCTTTTTCAGATAAAGAAGCTAACTCTGTTCTCATCTTTCTATCTATATTATCTATCTCACTAGATAATCTATATTCATTCTCAAACTCCTCATCTATAAATTCACCAGCATAAGCATCTCTTAGATTCTTACCATACTCAACATCACCTTTCTCTGACTTCTTAGCGTTCTCCAAGAACATTGCAAAGTAATCTTTAGTTGAGTTTTCAGGATCTGAATACAACTTACCAATGTCTTGATAATTAATAAATTCAGCAGGCTTTTGACTTTCTTTCTCAATAACCTTTTGTAGCTCCATTTCTTCAATGGTCATTGGAGCTACTGGCTTAAAAGGTTGAGTAGATTCAGAAGCGTAGGATTGATTTATCTCCTTCTTTAAATCAGAAGCTAATTGTTGGTCAGCCTCTTCTCCTCTAACAATAGTTCTTTTAGGCTGTTGTTGTTGAGGCTTTTTCTCAGCCTTCTTTTGAGCAGGAACAACACCTTCAGTACCGGGTACTTTTAGCAAACCATAAACCTCACCAAACTTAGGAGCTTGGTCTAAATAATCTATAGAACCAGCGAATGGTTTATTTGAAGATGGGGCAGGCTTTGAGCCACTTGTAGGTTGGGTTTTCTGAGAGCCAACTTGCGAAGAGTCTTTTTTTTTTACACCTACTAAATCAGTGAAATCGTTAATATTTCCACTATATCCATCTTTAGAAAATAATTGATGGGAGTATTTTAACGCTTCACTATCTGATGATATTAATTGCTTGTATTGCTCGTAATCACCACTATATCCATCTTTTTTAAATAATTCAAAAGAATGTTTTAATGCTTCTTCGTTCATATCTTATTTTTTCTTTGGAGGATTAAATCTTGACGCTCCTGAATTACTTGTAGTTCCTGTACCTTGAGCTTTTCCATAAAACTCTCTATCCATCCAAGTTCCAGATTTAGTACCTTCTGCTTTGTCAAGTTCTATAGCTAAGTTTTCATATTGGCTTTTTAAATCAACACCATATTCAACATCAAATCTATCTAAATTATCTGTTGCATATTTACCCTTTCCAATAGGAATATATTCAGTGTCACCTGTGACAATAATGAATTTTTTAGTTTCAGGATCTTGTTCTACTTTACCTGTTTTTCCAGGATTTTGTTTTTTCCACTCATCAAAAGCGTTCTTAGCAGATTGTTCTGTTTCAAAATATCCTTTATCGCCACCTTGAACTAATCTCTTACCTTCCAATACAACTCCTTTACCTGCTACTGGTAAAACCCTATTGGGCTTAACATAGATAAGCTCATCATTCTCGTTGTAAAATTCAGCAGATTTAGGAACGCTTATAGTGAAACCATCATCCTTTTTACTCGTAGGATACATACCTTTTGATTTCAATACTGTTTTTTCGTATTGTTTTTGTGTATAACTTTTTTGACCAGCCCTACCTTGTCTTTGTACTTTTCTATTGTAAAAATCCACTACTTGTCTAGTATATTTCTTAGCATCTTCTTTTGTTGCATTTTCAATCAACCCCTCTTCAAATAAGTTATTTATCAATTTTTGCTCTTGATCCTTATCTAAATCAGCCCATCTCGCTTCATTATATTTATCTAGTTCAGACGTTATCTGATCAGATGTTAATACGTTTAATGATTCTGGTTGAGGATAGTTTTTACTAAACCAATCCGTCACACTCAATGGCTTAGTTTTATCTACACCAACTCTTTTTTGATTATATAAATCAACAACATTATTTCTTATGTAACTTATAGCAGCGTCAGGAGTCTTTTCCTTAATCTTATTACCATAATACAAATCATCAATCACTTGCTGTTGCCTATCTTGAGTCAAAGCCATCCACCTATTATTAGTATAGTCATCTAACTCTTCTTTCACCTGATCCGAAGTACGACCATCAGCAGAACTTTCAGGCTTAGGAAACTCAGCAGAGAAGTGTTCTGATATATCAAATTGCCTTAAAGGTCTTACATTCTTAACAGCTTTGTAACCTTCTTCAATACCACCTCTTTTATAAGCCTCTTCTATTTGTTTAGAATAGCTATCAATATCCTCCTGTGTATACTCACCTTTTGCTAAACCTGTTAGCATGGTTTGCATATTTTTATTATAATCTTTAAAAGCCTCTTCATTCATGCTATTTTTAGCTGATAATTTAGCTTTCTTGTTATTAAGCTCCATTTGGAACTCAGAAGTTTCAGGTTTACCAGAAGCTCTGTATTCGGATATATAATTACCAATACCCTCAACTTCCTGCTCAAGATCGCTCTGAGCTAATGTCCATTTAGGATCGTACTTTAAATCATTAATATATTTTTTAAAAGACTCTTGCCTATTTTTCTCATTTAGCAATTCTTTTTGAAGTTCAAGTTGTTTAGTTTGAACAGCCTTGTCGGCATATTGTTGAGCTACATCAAAAGGATTAGGCGCACCTAGATTATACTGCTGTGCATATCCAGTACCTTGACCTGAGCTATATTGCTCTGGGGCTAAATCGGGAACTAAAAAATCTAATATCGCCATATATTATTCGTTGTAAAAATTGGCTTTATTTTGCATTATTTGCTGTAATATAGCCTGATAATCACCAAGCGGTTGTTGATTAATACCCAACATCATCTGACCAATACCAGGCTTAAAGTTACTCAAAGTAGCACCTTGTAGCATTGGAGCGTTTGCAGGGGCATTTACAGGGGTATTCATTGCTTGACCAATATTAACATCTTTAATAGATGATGGTGTATAAGGGAATGACTTTGGTTGAATTGTTGGAATTGCTGAAGCGGTGTTTTTATTTCCAAAATCACCATACATAGCCTTCAACTTAGCCATATCATTAGCCTGCATCTTATCCATCATTGCCATCTCCCCCTTATATCCTGCATACTGACCAACTGAACCTGCTAATCCTGTAAGACCTTGAGCCATGTTCTGCTGACCAGCACCAGCCATTCCTTGCAAACTAGCGACTTGCTGATTGTACTTATTAAGTTGATCTGCTTGAACAGCCCTTTGCTCTTGAGCCATTTGACCCAAAGCTTGTTGATAACCCTGAAGATTAACAATATTCTGCTGCTCTGCTTGATATCTACCTGCACGTTTCTGAGCATTAGCATCACTAGTCATCATAGCAATAGATGTAAGCCTGTCTGCCAAGCTACCACCTTGTCTATTTACGTTTGCAATTTGATTACCAATGTTCGCATCAATCTCAGCCTCAGCCTGTTCTAAACCCATGTTTCTATCAGAAGCAATAGTTTGAGAAATACCCAAAGCTCTTTTCGCTTCTTCTGGAATAGCGTAATCAGGACGAGAAAGTTTTTTAAGTTCCTCGTTAGCCTTCTTCTGTTGAGCGAATCCTTGCACACCCTGAGCTACACTAAGCCCAGCGTTTACAAGCATCATCATAGTCATTGGATCTACCATATCACTTGCAAATTAAATATTTTTTTATCAATTTTCCTAAAAAAGTTTTCACTTTATATCATCGCCTCACTTGGTACATAGCTGCACTTCACGTCAAACAATATCGCTTTCTCATTACCTGCGTACTCAATGTTGTGAATAATAGCGTACCCTCTAAGCTCCCTTCCGTTTATCAAAGCCTTGTCAGCAGTGTTTTGACTTGGCTTAGAGGCTATGATATTTGTCATATCTCTCAAGTATGCAGACCACCAGTACCCTTCCTTCAACTTGAAGTTGTTGGGGTATAGCTTAGACTCCATTACCGGATACGAAGCGTTACCTTTTGTTGAAACCTTTGTCAAGTCGAATAGCTTGTTAGAACGTAGCCCAATACTAAGAGGACGCTTGATTATAATTGCGTTCTGATTAAGAACAAACTCAACAGACATTGTTTTCTGCTCTCCGTAGAAGTTAAGCTCGTTTGCAGTACCATCCTCTAAGAAAGCTACGTTGTGTTCGTACAAATCATCTCTCTTGAAAGTAAACACATTAGCCCCTAATGTCTCTGCCCAATATAAGTCATAATCTACAAAAGTCTTCCACCTGTCTTCCATGTAATCAAATATTGGAGCCTCGTTACTATCATATTGGTAATATATCTTGTTACCTAGTACTTGAGCAGGCTTATCAACAGGGTAAAAATATTTCACAAAATTCAACGTGTATTCAGAATTAGTCTCATCTACGAAAGCTATAGGCTCGTATTTTGACTGGTAAAGTTCTCCAAAAACATCTTTTTGTTCAACAGTTCCAATTTGAGTTGTTTTATCAGTGATCCAATAATTAAACTTATATTTTAAACCTGACAAGTCATACTGACCATTTGATGAGCTTCTAACAACCGTACCACTATAATAGTCATAGTAGTACATATTATTTTCTATAATCAACACAGACCCTGGGTGAATACATCCGTACAATGTTTCTGAAGGATTAACCCCTCCAAATGTCTTTGATGCGTAAGCCAACTGACCAGTACCATCTCCAGAAGTAGCGTATGACCTTTGAATATATATACTAACTTCCTTACGATCTTGCAAACACTTCAATGTGTATCCAACTTGTTTAAGGCGATTTATAGGTCCAAATGTGTCATCTAAGTACTCAGCGTTACCCAATGTATCAAATGAGGATAATCCGTTGATAAATGACCCCATAACGTATTGAGCAGAGTGGATGACTCCAGTCTTATAGTGAGTCCTGATAGTTTTATTATTCTCAATACCAATCCTTCCCCTTCCGTGTCCGTCTGATACATAGTAATCGCTATAGTTAAAATCTTCTATAAAATAGAATCGAGATATCATTGTTGGTAGGAATATATACCCAAGCTGAGATCCAGGTCCTATAGCGTTTAAATAACTTCTAAAAAAAGGATTATACCATGTTGTAAACGTGTTAACACCTCTTAAAGATACGTTAGTGTCATTATTCCAAGTTATCGTGTATCTTCTTTGTGTTAAAGTATCAGAAGTAACAGCACTATAATTTGCAAATGTTGCAAAATCAACACCTGTCGCTAATTCTCTCTTCCTGTAATAAACATCTCCGTAATCTGATTCAATTATTGCAGGTTGGTCAGCAGTTTGATTTTGACCACCAAAATTAGTAGATGTGTGATATTTAACTCCATTTATTTCATAAATATTACCTTTTTCAATCTCATACCAAACGTCTTCAGCAACATCTTTTTTTGGAGTATATATTTCACAAAGAGTTCCGTAACCAAGAATATTACCACCAAATATTGATAAATAATCAAATTCATTAACTGTTATTTGATTTGTAGATGCGTCATAATTTAAAACTTCAACTTCCTTGTAATTTGTAATGTAACTAGATGGGTTTATTTGATAAGCATTTTCACCTTCAGAAGATGGTCCTGGATTTTTAAAATACTCTCCAGAAATAAAACGAACCCTATCTCCTCTTGATGGAGTATGATAAAAGGTAGCTCCTTGATAAGCATTAGTATAAAAATCAACAGTAGTTTGAACAGGAACTTTATCTAATTGAAAAACTAAAGTATTTATTGAAGATCCTTGACTGATTGAACTTATTGTAGTTTGCATAAAGCTACTAATCAATTCATCTTTTTTTACAAGAATAGAATAATGAGTAGCCCAATCTGGTGGTAAATGATTAATGGTTAATTTAGGATTTACAGTATATGCGGATTGACTTTTTCCAGATTCATCAATATTATATTGAAAAGAAGATAAATCCTCTTGACCAGGAAAAGGAACTTCCAATACCATTCCAGGGGTTGTTTGTACAGTATTAGACCTATTACCTCTGTCATAATATTGAATACCAAAAACTTTTTTACTACCTTTTTTTAATGATTTTCTGCATTTATTTGACCGTATAACTTTTATTAAGCTATAGTAATCAACAGGTGCTGGAGGAGTATCTTCATAACCAATATGATTTGGAAAAACTAATTTTATATAATAAGATGTGCCATTATCTGTTACATAAGCGTTTAATTGAGGATATTTAAAATCAAAATTTAATTTTATATTGTTTAATAAATTAGAATATTTTTCAAAAAATGTACCCTCAAATTCAGCATCTTCACTCGTTACTTCGTAGTAATATTTAGTATATAAATTAGATTCATCACTTAATTGTATAAATTTTTTCAATTCAAAAACTATAACATCACCCTCTTCATAATACCAAAAATTATAACTATCGTAAATCTCAAATTGAGAAAAACTTTCAGCAGGATCTGCTATGTTTTTTGTACAAAATAATCCCATTCTATGAGTAGTGTTATTACTAGCTTCATAAAACTCTGTTAAATTACGTTCAGTTGTTACATTAATATTCTCAACTAAATCATAGTCAGCGTAAAAATTTGCGTAAGCTAAGGACTGGTTTGAAAGTATTTCTTGACATTGAGCCGTTTGAGGAACATTATCGTAAAGAATATCTGTTAAACTAGCGCCAATCGGTGCTGTATTATCATCAAATATCAATTCTAGTACTTGATAAGGAGTTAAAATACCCTCTTGTCTCTTATCAAGTTGCTTAAATACCAACCAAGGTCCATTTTCTCCACGTCTATAAGCAAAATTAATCTGTCTTACATTTACACTACCAGTATTGTAGCCAAGAATAATTTCATTATCTGCTAATGCGTCAATAGTATTTCTACCTGAAACAAACTCAGAAACCTTTGGGAATGGTTGTTTAGAAATCATTGACCATTTAGACTCCTCGTTGTTTTCGTAAACATACTGGTATCTAAATTGGTATTGGTTTCCGTAAAGCTTGTTAAAGTTCTTATCAGTATTTGTTTTGTAAGATACAGGCATTACGAATGTAGGAGGTGCTTTTAACACATCCATAGTCTTTGAAGATTCCTCTACTGAAATAAATGAAGCTGGATTATACCCTTCTTCACTTAACCCATTGCTTTCAATAAAAGTTATTGCACTATTGATATCAAGCTTTCTTGGAGGGTTGTAACCATCAGTCCAGTATAGAATATTATCAATCACATTAGCGTGATAAATCTTATTTTTAACCTGAAAATTTAAAGCCTCCCCTGCGTATGTTTCAATAGTAATTGGATCTAATGGTGGAGGTAGTGGTATTGTAATAGTTAAGTTAGAAATAACCTTCTTAATCTCTCTAGTATCTAACTTATAAGTCCAAATAGAGTGGTTATTTTGATCATTAAACACAAAGTAAATGATGCTATTGTTTTCAATCCACTTAGCTGAACCAATAACGGTATTAACACCATCTGGGTAGTCAGGGTTGTCAATCAAGATATTACCAGGCATACTCTCCAAGGCTCCCATATTCTGATCCTCAGCGGAACCTGTTCTAGCATACTTAGAGCTTCTATAATCACCGTCAGTAATAAATCTTACATCATCATCGGTGTTTATACCCCCTAAAAAAGTAATCTCTTGACCTTGCATCATATATTATCTAATATTAAATCCACTCGCTCCGTAAATAGTATCCATAATCTCATCCACTGTTGGGGACTTAGCGAGTATGTTAGCATCCCAAATAGCGTCAGTATATTGACGTTCCTTATCTTTAGCTAAGTTAATCAAATCAGGCTTCAATTCACACATCTGCCACAACAAATACTTTTGAAAGGCATCAACGTAAGCCAAAGGAATCAAAGTATTTCCACATACATTTCTTCCAGAACTCAAGTATTCAACTATAGCTTTTCCATTTGGAAGAGCGTCAACAAATTGAATATACCTCTCACGCTCATTTACACGGTAATAGTTGACATTAAATCCACCACCTGCGGTGTAGATAGGTCCGTAGTAACTTCCATTGTAGAATCCCTCTGCAATCCAAAATCCTGATGAGTTACCGTAGTTAGGATTATTAGTTGCTTGTTCAATGTTGTCGCATACATCTGGGCTATCCAAAGAGATAGAGTTGTCTATACCCAATGTCCAAACTCTATTACCTGTCTTATATCCAATCTTTGTGTATCTGATAAAGTCAGCAGGCATGGGCCATATTTTTGTATTAGAATCAACATCAACGTGTACAGAAACAACTGATGGCATATTATATCCACTGAGTTTATGTTGATAGAACTCTATCGCAATTTCTTCAACCCACTCATAGTCAGTAATAGAGTAACCGAAGTTCTTCATTCGGTTAATTGCTGTAAGAACTAAGTGAGTTATATTTTTAACCGGATCTTTCATTACTTAGCAGGGTTATTAGGTTTGTCTGTGTCTGGAACTGCGTTGTTGTAAACCTCCTCAGGCTTAGTATTGGTCTGCATAATCATCTGAATAACCATGTTGTAGATAGCAGACTCTTGTCCTGGGATTGAGATAATATCCTCGTCATCCATTTCAGCAACATTAGGAACTATGTCAAAGAATACAGTGTCAGTAGGCTTCTGATTAAAGTAAATCTTCTTACCTCTCAAGTAGCAAGTAATTAGATTAGTCTGAGGCTTAATCAAGTTCATCATTCTGTTCTCGGTGCTTCCCATTCTAATAGGATACCAAGTACAGTCTGAACCTTCTACATAGGTAATTCCTTCACTACCTAACAAAGGGAGTACAGGAAGCTTAACTGAATATTGACCATGATTACAAGTAACCTCTGATGAATACCTTACAGATAAGTCCTTCTTAGCGTTTGGATTACCAAAAACAGCGTCAGTATAAGCCAAGTTTAGCACATAGGCAATAACTTGATATGGGTACTTACCTTTGATATCTTCTGTAACATCACCAGAAGCCAGTCTATTCTGTATAGTTTCTATTAATTGTCTTTTCGTAATCATCTAATTAATTTTATAAGTTACCATAGGTAGGTATTCCCTTACTAGCTGCACCAGTTTGACCTTTATTAATCTCCAAAGTCTGAAGATTAAACTGAGAACGAATGTTGATGCTAAAGTATTTCACGATTAATTGAACCAAGTTCAAGTGAACTGAGTCTGGATATTCAAACTCTACTGAAGTGCTTGGAGATCCGTCTGCATGAAATGTACCGGGAGGAAGGTAAATAATCTCCCCATTAATAATATCGTAGTCGTAGTTAGGGTCATTTGGCTTACGAAGGTATGTAAATATAATACCCTGCGTAGTAACAGGCTGTACAAGCCATTTATTGTTTTGAATAGCTGCAATAGGATGCTTTACAGTAGGCTTTAGGATGTTAGTCCCAATCCTATACCCAAAGTCAGCTTGGTTCAAAAATTCAATAGGTCTTGGCTCAATAACAGCAGTGTCACAATCATCTGAGTCAAATGTCAAGAAATGCGCTCTAATGTAATACCAATAATCCTCAGGAAGGTTTACATAACCAAAGTTATCCTGTCTAAGAGGAGTAGAGTTATTATCCCCCTTAGTAATAACAAAAGGAATCAAGTCATCGGTAATCTCTCTCTTCTCCTCAAACACCTTCAGTAGGTCATTGATTTGCTCTTGATTAATATACCGAATAGCCTCGTTATAGGATTCGGGGGTTATGTAACCCCCATATTGATCCTTTCCTAAAGACGTATATACGTTATTTAATATCTCTTGTAGATTCATATTATGCTACTGGCATTTTACCATAAGATTGTTCAATACTCAACAATGTGATGTTTATATTAGTTTCATTAAATAGGATACTCTCTAATTCATCACCACTAAAAAATGTTGGATTTCCAGTATAGTTAGGTCCTGAAGCTTGTCTACTAATGATTCTGTTAGTATTTTGAGATCCATTAGCAGAATTATAAACATCTTGAGTAGATGAAACACTTTCATTATTAGCAATAGCTAAATCTAATGTCCCGGCTGAAAATCTTAAATCTATTCCATAACCATATTTAGGATTAAATCCAGAATAACCTCCAAACAATAATTCAGAAGTTTCAGATAATGCTGAATTAGTAGTTGTATTGTATTTAACATCAATTACAATAACGCAATCATAATCTGTTCCATCATATTGTTTCTCAAAACTCAACTCTAAATCAACAAAAGAACCACAAGGTAAATCTCTAAGTGTAATTGATTTATTTGCTGTTACATTTTTAATTATAAATGGATCTATAAGACCTGTTGAATTTGCAGACGGTTCGTTAATTATAAAAGAAGCCTTTATTTTACTCCAATATTTATGAGTATCGTCTGCATATTTCCAATAATTATCGTTATCCAATGATAATGATGTCGTTAGATTATAATTAGAGGTTGTTAAATTACCCTTATAAACAGGGAATGAAACAGATGAATCTTGCCAAGAGCATCCATTTGAATATGTTGAAGATGAAAATTGAACAGTTAATGTTGTATTTGAACCTCCTGAATAACTAGCATTTGATACTACCCCATAAAACCAAGCTTGTGTAGTTGGATTATAAAAAGATATTTGACTAGTATTTAAAAATGTAGTTACATCTCCTGATATTACAATACTATACTCTGTAGAACTATTAGCTGTCCCTAATGAAGCCTGCCAAACACATTTCTTAGAGCTATCATTAGTCATCAACTCATAAGTTGAAATCTCACTATCTGATGGGCTAAAGTCAGCAATCTGCTCTTGCAACGCTGTAACCTCAGCATCCAAAGCGTCTACTTGATCTTGTAATCCTGTGATATCACCGGTGTTAGTATTTACCTGAGTTTCAACACCACTCAAAGAGGATTCTAATGTAGATACAACAGAGTATAAACTTGGCTCTTCAGGGTCAAAGTTTTCAAAACCTGTCCATTCATTTAAAAGATTTACATTCTCTTCTAATCCATCAACTGTATTTTGAAGAGCATCTACTTGAGCTGGAATACCAGTCAAATCCTCTAACAAGCTATTAATATTAACACCAATGTTGTTTACCCAAGTAGGACCAGTTTCTCCACATCCACATCCATCATCACATCCACAATCGCAAGAACCTGAGCAAGAACCTGAACATCCGCATCCACAACTTGTATCGGTTTGCTTAACTACTGCAAAAATCTCAGCGATATATCTTTCATAACCATTCTTATCTCCACAAGCCTGAGCCTCTTTAGCCATAGTGTATAACAACTGCACGTTGTCAACATATTGCTGCAATGGGCTAACGGTAGATGACTTTAAATAAGAGATGTGGCGATCTTTAAGCTTAGTCAAACAACTTGACAAGCCACACATATTACTAGTGCAACTAACATTGAACTCTTTAACAACAGAAGATGAATTAGTCAAAATCAATCCATCAGCCTGAGTCTGAGAGGTGTTCAAAGCTAATTTAGCACTCCAAGTACCTGTAGCCAATGTATCAATATAAACATAAGATACGTTATTAGCAATTACAGGATTCTCATCGTTATATCCAGGATTAGGAGATTGAGTAAAGTCTAATCCGTTAGGGTAGAAAATGGTAAAAGTGCTGCTATCTACAACAGTGCCGGTTGGGTAGGTTGTAGTGTTCTCAAATGTGATATTTCCGTAAGGAGTCGATGTGCAGTCGTAGTTAGCGGAAACACAAGGTGTAACAGTAGTAGCACAAGCAGTGTAAGTGTAAGTTTTATTTTCCAATATACTAACCTCAACACTAGAAGTAAACAATGCTGTATTATCTGAACCAGTTGTAAATGGAGTTCCTGTAACAGTAATTACTGTAGAAGAACCACTCATCGAAATAGTTTCGATTGTATAAGTACCATCATTTGCAGGAGTTGTACAATCAGATAATGTAAAAGCGTTACCAACAGCCCAAAGATTAGTCAAATTAACATTTGGGATAACTATTTCGTTTTCCGCTGCAAAGTTAATAAACTGATTATTTGCTATGTTGTTAGTAAACGTATAGTAGTTGCTATAATCAAAAACATAATTACCTTGAGCAATAGACGTACCTCCAATTAATGTTGGCAAGTTAAACTGAGTAGAAACTCTTGGATTTGCATTAGCTGCAATCAAAGGAGTACCAATACTAAGGAAATTGAAAACAGAAGTATTTCCAGGGCCTAGTAAGCTCCCTAAACCGATAACAGTAACACCAGAAGGAACCTCAGTATTGTAGTTAGTTAAGTCCTTAACGTATGTCTTTTTTGAAGCACAATCAAAATAAAGACGAATATCTATTGCCATAAAAAATGAAGATTTAAAGACAAAAATAGAAAAAGGGAGCAAGATTTCCTACCCCCTTTTTACACTTTTTTTAATTAGTTTTATTTCAACAAACCTTGTACTGTTTTCAAGGCTTCTGAGTCATTTGAAACGAACTCAACAAGGTTGAACAACTTCTCCTCATTGGACTCACCTTCGATATCACATAGATACTTTGGCTTTCCAGGAGCTTTGATTCTCCACTTGTTTACACTCTCGTCTTCAAACAACTTCAAGTTTTCAACAGCACTAGCTACCAAATTCTTGATTTGAGTCAATCCAACGACAGCTTCTACCGTAGTTCCTTTTTCAGGCTTAAATTGAGATTTCAATGATTCGTAAGTCTTTACGTTACTTGAAGATGAAGACAAACTGTCAAATAATGCAATACGGTCAACCTTCTCTTCACCTCTTAGTGTAATGTTCATCTTAGAAGCAATTTCCTTAACAAGTTCGTAAGAGATACGAGTTTCTTCAATTAGGATCTCATCTTCTAATACACGTCTAGACTTAATATTATCATACTTAGACTCTACCTGAGCCGCAGGGATAATAAATTCAAATTTAGCTTTAGGATTCTTATTTGGACAGTCGTTATTAACAAAGTTACCAGAATAGAACCAAAAGAAGATTAGCTTTTCTAAATCCACCATTGGTTTTAGCATAGTATCAGAACCAATAATAATTATTGAAGATGCCCATTTAGGTTCACCATTTCTAATAACAGGAGCTTTATCTGAAAATTTTATTTCAGTTTTAAAACCGTTATTCATTTCATAACCAGTTGCAGATATAGGTTTAGGTTGTGGAGATTTTAATCTTCTACCTACCGATACGTCTCCACCTGGTCGAAAAACATCAACATAAAATTTAGCTGATTGAATAAAATCAATTTTAATTGGGAGTGGATTCTCCTTACGGAAGAATGTTGGGAACTTTTCTTGCAAGATTTCAATGTGTTCTTGCAAATCTTCACGCTCTAAGCGTATGCCATCTCTGTAGATCATATTACTTTATTTTTGTTTTTGTTTTTTAAAAGATTAAAAGAGGGAGTTTTCAGGCTCCCCCTTTTTAATTATCAGAACTATTATCCTTCGATAGGAGTCAAGAAACCACACTGCTCGATTTTGAACCAGTCGAAACCGAAGTGAGTCAACATATAGATAACATAGTTATCGTTTGGTCCAAGTCTGCGAGGAGAAGCAGCTCCGTCATCCCATACTTTCATGAAACGATCTTCACCGTCCATTGACTTGTAGATCAACTCAACTGTGTTACGCAACAAACCAGAAGCGTCAGCTTGCTTTTCAGCAGGCATAACAAATCCCATATCTTGGAAAGCACTTCCTGTAGTTCCGAACAAAGTAGGATCGTAAGACAAGTCAAATGATTTTACGTTCAAGTTCTTACCGTTCAAAGTCAAGGTAGAGAAAGCGAAAGTAGACATCATGGTTTCAAAGTCTTGGTTGTCACCGAAGATTACTTTAGCAGACTCTTGACGAGTAGAAGCAATGTTAGTGTTAGCCAAGAAGTTTGTGTTACCAGAGCTGATGTTTTGTTCAAAAGACTCATACAAGTTTTTAGAGAACAAACCAATCAAATCGTTACCAGTCCAGTTAGCTTTCATACCAGCGATCATAGTATACAAAGTTTCAACATCAAAACCATTAGTATCCCATGAAGCAGGAACGGCACGTTGATCAAATGTATCAACCATACCTTGAGCGTAAGTACTGTTATCAACATTTCCGATTGAAGGAGCAGGAATAGCAGTAGGACTGTAAGATTTACCCAAAATCATAGCACCAACCAATCCCAACAAGTGACGGTATTCGTGTTGTGCAAACAAGTGTGAGTGGAAACCTTTCAAAGTCTTACCATCGTCCATCATTACAGGATAGATTTTGTCAGTCAAAGCATCACCAGTAATCTTAGCTGAAGTCTTGTGACGTTGCATTGGAGCATAGAAACGAGTCCAGTAAGTAGCCTTAGCGTTTGGTTGAGCAGTATCCTCATCCCAAGCAGATGAATAGATAGCTAACACAGTGTTATTAGCAATAGTGATAGAACCTCCTGCGATTGGGGCAGCAGTAATAGTGTAAGTAGAAGTTGGATTAGCTCCTGGTGTTACATTAATTACTTTCAATCTTTGGTCCAAGTTAGCCATGTTAATCAACAAGTCACCTGCAACAACGAATGGATTCAAAGCATCAGCAGAACTGTCACCTTGAACAACAAGATTAACACTAGTTCCAGTACCTCCAGTAAGAACTGTTACAGATTGATTGTAACGATCTTCTTCAAAGTGGAAAGAACCGTTAGAGTTATTAACAACACGTTTAGCACCTTGAGCAATCAAAAGATTCAAGATGTCCAAACCTTGTCCACCAAAACGCTTAAACAGTTTAGTAGAAACATCGGGTGGAAGAGCATCAATAGATGATAAAATCTGATGCTGTGGATATGAAGCAGGTCCTGTAGCATATCCTTGAGGCAATGAAGTAAAAGCCATTTTTTTAAATTTTTAAAGTTATTTTTTAGGTTTATTTTATACCTAAGAACGCCTTAGTAGCATCTAAGTGAGGACTGGTTTTAGGTCCTTGAGCAGGTGCATCTTGTCGGTTCACCACTTGGCCTCCATTGTGTACTCTCTGTACCTCTGCCTCTCGGATTCTTCCCTCAGCAGACTTAATGGCTTCCTTTATGATATTAGTCCTATTGTCTAACCATACCCGGTTTTCTAGAACTTTCATAACCGTCTTAATACCATCCTCGTCAGGATTTAAACTGCCCACAATTCCTCGAACTTCGGGAAGTAACTTATTTAGATCATCTTTGCTAACCGCATAATCTAAAGTTACTTCACCAACGTTCTCAAGATCGACCTTCACCGGAATTGACTTTAACTTAGATCCCATGTCATTTAACACGTTATCCCAAGTAGCCATTCGTTGAGTCATCACTTGCTCCTGTTGGGTTCTTTGGTTTTGCAAATATCCAAAGTAATCTTGTTTTGTATCAAACTCTTGACGTTTTGTTTCAATAGTTTTTAACGTCTTCTGTAGTTCAACACGCATTTTCACTGGCATTTCATCCAATGAGTCGTATGTTGTGTCTACATCAATATTGTTTTTATCTGCAACGTATTGCATCAAATTGTTCAATCCTAAGTTAGCTAAGTCTGGATCGCTCAACACTTCCATAATTGCCAAAGCCTTTACAGGATTGGTTTTCAACTCATCGTTACTTGTGGCAAGAATGGTTGATGCAATACTCAAGTCGCTGATACCTGTGTTCTTAACAAAGTTATTCAAACGATTAATAGTGTCGTTAGCAAAAGGATTCTGAACATCGTTCAAGTAAGGCATGATTGGGTCATACTCCTTATACTTCTGAACTAGTGGCTCATATTCTCTAGCTTTGCTAATCAAAGACTTTAACTCGTCATAAGACTGAACACCGAACTCTTCTAAGTTCAAAGAAGAACCCTGAGTCTCTACTGGAGCAGGTGGAATAGTGTTACTATCATCTCCTGCTAGTTGTTGAATTTCTTGTGCTGAAACTTGTTGTGGAGGTAAACCATCGTCTCCAGTTGAGATAGCAGGAGGTTGGTTGTTAACCTCAAGCTTCATAGCCTCATCTCTTAGTTGATTGTCTGACCAACCATCAACCATTGCTCTCGCCTGCAAATCCGCAGGGATAATTAAATCATTGTTTTCCATAGCCTATTTATTTTTTGTTTTATAAATTCCCTGATATCTCCACGTTCTTCTGCTTCTCTAAAGTACCTTCTTGTGCAAGCTCTGCCATTCTGTGGTTGTGCTTAATCTCTTCCAACAACGCCTTTTGTTGGTACTCAGTCATAATAGAAGCCTGCTTCATTTGCTCTAACGCCTGTTGTGCAGCAGCCTTAGCCTCAGCAGCTTGTTGTGCCGCCTGTGCCTGAACTTGAGCGTTCATTTCTTGCTGTTGCATAGCCTCCTCCATCTTGATCTTACGCTGACGTTCTTCTGCGATAGTCATATACCAAGCAGCAAACTCATCGTTATCCTTCTCAAGTTCTTTCTCAATGAACAAGTAGTCAGCTAATGTAATACCAATAACTCCGTTCTTACCAGCTTGCATTGATTGTAACGCAGCTTGAAGAATCTGGCTCTTACGAGTATTAGTTGGAGTAGATAGCAACTTAATTCCAATTTGCTCTAAAGTCAAATCTTCAAATGCATCTAAAGAACTAACCTTTTCTTCTCCTAATAACTGAGCATAATACTTATGAACCTCCTTGTCAAAACGCATATTAGTACGAGTCTTTAGGATAGCCTTCTTAGCAGCCTTTTCCTTCAATCGCATGATAGCCTTCTTCAAAGGATATAGAGCGTGATTAGTAGCGTCAACCTCCATCTCACTGATACCTAAACCTTTCTCAGAAGGAGTTGTAGGCATAGCAGCCATAGTTGGTGTGATACCAGCTAAGTCCATGATACGATTCATGTCATCCTGCCAACAAGTTAACCACTCCTCTAATTGAGGACCGATACCACCTGGAAGCTCTTGGATAGGCATATTGCTACCCTTATTGAGAACGTCTGTTTTAGAGTTGATGAACTGATTACCGGTCTGTCTACGGATACGAACAAGTTCTAACGGACTCATTGTACCCATACCCATATCCATGTTAGACAATAAGCCGATATCAACAACGATACCCTTTGGAGCAGCAGCCCACTTAGCAGCCTGCAATTTAATCCAAGTAAGCATCAAAGAATCCAAGTGTGGTTTCCATCTTTCAACGATAGACTTTCCTGTAACTCTTTCAAATACATAAGATAAAACTGCGTTACCACGAGAGTCTCTCATGATATTCTTTTGCAATCCGTAGTCGTAAACAAACTTAGTTCCAAGGATATACTTACCCTCATATACGTTCTGAACACATGTAACGTCTGTCTTTCTCATCCTTCCGTCAGCGTATGGCTTCTTAATATTACCAAACTCTTCCTCTTGGAATACAACCTTTCCGTCTTTAGTTTCACGCTTAGTGAAGTACTCATAGTCATTAGCACGATATTCAAAGTGCAATACTTCTACTGAGAAGTCTTCCCAAACGTATCTACCTGTCACAGGATCCTTTCTATTGAAATTAAAATCCTTGACAGTGTAACCTTGTGTTTCGTAGAAAATCCTTGCCAAGTTCTCAAGATCCTGAGGAGTAGCCCCAAGCTCCAATAACTTATCTTTAATATCTGTAATTCTAACACGTTGGATATGACCAGCAAATGATGGTTCACCTTCTTCATCTTCATCAATATAAGCTGTAACAAATCCAGCAGGGTTGATATACCTCATTCGTGTAACACCATCCTTATCTGCATACACCTGACTAACAGCGAAGTTATTTTGAACTAAAGACTCGATAGTTCTCAATCTAATCTTGTCCCAGTCGCTAATATCAAATGTATGCTTTGCAATATCCTCCATTGCGTTCTCAAGAGGTAACTTAAACCCTTGATACTTTTCGTACATTTCAAGCTCAGTCTCATCCTGAGGAGTCCAAGGAAGAACTACCTTCTTCAATCCCAATTCTTCTCTCAATGGATTTAGAAGCTTCTCTTCATAATACATTCTCCACTTTCTCTTCTGCTTTTCAAAATTAGAAGTTGGGGTAAGAGACTCGCACTTTATCTTAAAGTCAGACGCACTCAATACAGATTTAATAACTGCAAGATACTTTGGAGCAGGGCTAACAATGTCATAATTAACATTAGTGTAAGCCTTACGAGCATACTGAGTCATTCTGTTTACAGGAGAGTTCTTGTCATTCTGAACACCCAAAAACCAGTCACGGTATGGAGCAGAACTTTGTCTACCCTCTCCGTAGTCTGTCATCATTTGGAACCAGCCTGTAGCTGTCTGACCGTACAACGTCCTTCCGTTATACCAACGTGAATATATAGCCTGAGCTACCTGGGTTATGTAACTCAACGATTGTTTTTCTTCCTTTGGAATTCTATCTGAAGGAAAAGAAATTATTGGCGTAAACTTCAACATCAAATGCAAATATAAAAAATGTGAGCTATTTAATTATCAAGAATCAAAAAATTCTAATAAGTCATTCATCTTCTTGACTTCTGTCATCTCCTGTAAATACTTTGGTAGTGCGGACTTAGCCCCTAATAGAGCCATACCACCTGCGGCAAACAAGTCATAATTAGTCATCTCGGTTGGGTCATTAATCTCTAAACACTCCTCAAGCATCTCAATATGATTATCACTTCTACCAAATACCTTAATGTAGTTCATGAACTCCGTGAAGATCTGTTCCTTGTCAGCCTCTCCTGTATAGCGGCCAGGAGCAGTAGCCAGCTTTCCATTTGGATCAATATCGTATAACAGATAACCTTCATATCCCCACTCTCTGAATTTTTCAATTACAATAGGTACGTTACGCTCAGGGTAAACGTGCGCCCCAAATAAGATTGCTAATTTAAGCATATCCTCGCAGTAAGTGTTACCGTCATCTACTCGAGTATTATAAGTTACTACAAACTTGTTAGATATCCACTGATCAATAGGCTTATCCTGAGAGTCTACTGCTGGATCGTGCTTATAGAACAACGCTCCACCTCCGTTAGACTTCCTTCTACCTTTCACGTCCCTGTTACCAAATTTAAATGGGTCACATCCTAGTATATACCTATTGGATACTTGTGGGGAAGGGAACCAACCGTTCTTAGCAGAGTCAAACATCTTCTTGTTCCTTTGCTCATGCGGAGGAATGAAAGACACAGTGTACTTTCCTTCTGCATTATCTGTGACGATAACTTCGCTACCAAATCCATCCTTCCAGTCCAATGATATGTTCCTAGTCCTAAACACCCTGTCAAACTTTAACTGATTGATACGAGTGCGTAGAATAGATAGGTCGAAATTGCTATTCTTAGATGCCTTAGACGCAGCTTCTTGCAATGTCCAAGGGTTATCCCTAATCTCTCCATTTAAACGCAAATCCAAGCCTTTTTCTTCAAGGTCTTTTCTTGTGTTCATTAGGATAGTCTTAGCCCCTCTTGTGACAATGTTACCTTCGAGGTTCTTAACTGGTTCGATTGGGTCTTCAATGATAGAGAGTCCGTACTCGTCCACACACTCATCGTACCCATCGTATGCTGGGATGAATAGTGTAAATAGCCCTGAAGTTGTAAATCCGTTTTCGTTTCGTTCATCGTAATATGAAGATTTAATTAAGTCAAAGAATTCCTTACCACCACCTGCCTCGAATTCACCAAGCGTTGATGTAAACATACCAAGTCCGTTGATACGCAAACCCTGAGATAGACACTTACGCACAACGTCCTGCCATCTTCTTGGGATTGAAACCCCACTATCTCCGTGCTTACCACCCTCGTCATCTAAGTATGCGTGTAGCTTCTGTCCGTCAAATGACCTCTCTGAAGATGCACGAGCCTCAATCCATCCGTCATGTGATGCAACACGATTATGTGTAGCCCCTTGTGACCTTGAAGCTGAGTAGGAGAATGAAAGCTTTTCCTTTGGGAAGTCAGTACCGTCATGAGAAGGCTTCAAGAAGAATGGTATCTTTCTCCAAGGTTTTACAATCTTATCAATATAAACGTCATTACGAGCTTGAGTCTCAGTGATACTTTGGATACCGCCCTTCTGTTGTTTATGTTCTGTTACAATGCAATACAACATACAAGCCGCCTGTGATGTAGCACCGATACGTCTTCGCTTAGGGAAGATATATCCGTAGCAAGTTCTGTATCCCATGTCAACAACATAAGCACCCTCATCAATATATGCGGCAGGGAACTTAGCAGCAAACTCCTCAGCGTTCTTTACACGTTGGAAGTACTTTACTTTAACCTCACCCTGCGTCCTATATGTAACACGATACTTGTAAACAGCCTCAGTGGTAGTATAGCAATAGCGAGCATAAATAAAAATCCTGCGATCAAGGTCACGATACCAAGGTAAACTATCTTGTCTAGTCTCATTCTGAATGTCCCAAAAGTTCAAATATACATAATGCCATCCGTCAATATACGTTGGCTTTCCATTATTAAAAAACCAATATCCCTGATACCTTCTCTTAATCTGTAATTGAATCCAAGCTATCTCCTCCCTATATTCAAGACGATTACTTTCAAGCTCATCATAAATATCATTCTGGCTCACAACCTCTCTTTTTTTGAGCTTCATCTTCTTACGGATCAAATCCTGGATGTTAGCCAACTTATCCGGAACCTTCTGATGGTTGAACCTTTGGTTCTTAGGGTGTAGTCCGTATCCGTCTATCAACTTCACAGCCTCATCCCATGGTTTACCAAAGAAGCTCTCTATGCTTGGCAGAGGAACCTCGATAGTTTTAAGGATTGGGTCATCATTGTGATATACAGCCACAAGATCTTCCTTTTGATATATATCATGATATTTTGAGTTAGTTGCCAACTTCAGGGAACATTTGATCAGCCTTAGCCTTACCTGGAGCAGTACCCTTTGGAGCGAACATCATGTACTCCTCTGGTCTGATACCCAAATTGTCTTGAGCTAAGAACTTGGTTATTTCATTTTCTAACGCCTTTGATATCTCACCCTGCATGAATCTTTCCCTAGATTCAGACAACTGTTTTCTCAAGGACTCAATATTGGAGATGTGGTTCTTCTGATCCGTAGGGTCTTCAGGGAACTCTAAGGATAACAAGTCGTACAGCATCTCCTCTGCTCGCATCATGATAGCCCAGTCCTCCGGTTGTTGTAACCGAAGGAACAGGACCACCTTAGCTCTGCAAGCTTGATTCTTATTTAATAGCAGCTCATTATATTCTGTAGGGAACGAACCATCAACTAATGGATTTACACCCAACTCCTTCAACGCCCAAGTCTTTCTCTTAGCCAACATCGGGTAAATCTCAATACCAGGACTTCCAGGGCTGTACATCAACATAATGTATCGCATAACAAAGTCAGCGGTTACATTCTGAGGCATACCAATCTCACTAGCAAATATGTTTGCAAACTGCATAAGGTCAGGGAACTTGAATATCACCTGATCGGTCATAGGGATCTTGTCGATCCTATACTTCATCTTATGGTAAGCCTTACTATCCATTTACTTGTGCAATAATAGCGTTACTTTGCAAATAATACAAATCCTCGGCCATAACTTGTTTATATTTGAACTCTAGCTTTACAGGAGACTTAGACTTAGACTTCACAATCATTCCACACTCAACCTTAGTCTTCTTCCAATTACATTTCAAATACCCTTCCCTCCAGTCGTAAACAATATCTCCTGTTGGGGCATACACCACCTCAAATATATCAGCCTCGTATTCGTCAGGCATATACAAGAATGATGGCTTTGGCTTCATTACCTTCTTAATCACAACGTAGTCATTCAATGAGATAACCTCCTCTTCCCTAATGCACAAAATAATCTCCTTGTACGGAACGACTAACAGACATCTAGTCTTACCTTCATCATTAAAGGTATAGTAGTAAGCCTCATCCCTCTGAACAGTAGCTGCTTTAGCAATGGCATCGTGCGAAAAGTAAACAAAGTCTCCCTTCTCAATTTCTACCGGACCATCCCAAGTATAACAGAGAGCAGGGATATCAGCGTAAGGTGAAACAGAGTGTACAGTGCCGGAGCGAGAACCCATGTCAACACGAGCCTCGTCACTAATTGCCCTAACACTGATAATTGCTTCACCAACCTTGACATCCTCAGAAATGATATTTGGGACCTCTATGATTACCCTCCCTCGTGGTGGCCTTAAATTTTCTGCCTCTTGTTTTGTTATCTCCATAAATATTAATTAATAATCTCACTAAATACCCCAAAGAAAAGCCTACTAAAAAAAACTCAAAATTATACATAATATCGGGTATTTTAAAACCTAACTTTGTATTGCCTACTTTGTTTTTTGTTTTTTGTTTGGAAGAGGGAGATACAACGGTGTCCCCTCTTTTTTTATTTATCCCTTATCTGTTCAAAGCTGGGAACCAAATTCCATTCCCTTTTACTTTCTGTGTAACTTCTGTCAATGTCGAATGACAAAATGTACCCTCCGATTGGTTTGGGAGGTCTTCCCTTTTCAATGTGATAACCTGCATACCCATCCTCATATTCCTCTTTATAGCAAGCTGTACGGATATGATGAAGGTACTTATGCTGAACAGAGTACCCTGTGTGTGAATTGAATTGAATATACTCCTTAGAGTCAATGACATGATATAGCTCATGAACGTGTCCCTGCCAAGTGCAGTCAGCCCCCTCAGTCCTTACAGACATACGGTTGTTCTGAATTACACCCTTAGTAACCTCTCCTCCACCTCCAGATCCGTGAAAGTATTTAATTTTGAAATTAGACAAAATAGCAGAACCCTTCTTATTCATAGGTCTAATGATCCACCAACCTCCATAACCTCCAACTAGTACACTAGTCTTATTCTTGTAGTTTAATAGGTCAACAAATCTTCTAAGTGGATCTGTCTCAGTGTTCTTGATAATCGCAGTCTCATGGTTTCCATATCCAATGAATGTAATCATATCCGCATAAGGACTCCACCAGTCTACAGCTTCCTCTATAACAAGGTCCAAGTAGTTGTAGCTATTATGCTCAGGCAAGATATCTTTCTTTGACCTGCGTGGATCATACTTACCCTGCATTAAACAGAAAAAGTCACCGTTAATGGCAACCTTCATTTCATTCTCTCTAGCGTAATCTAAATGCTTCTTTAAAACATTCCTCTTACACTTTGGGTTGTCAAAATGCACGTCAGATATCATGAGAAACTTCTGCTTAACGTCACAGTCGGTAATAATTATATTACGACCATGCCTTTCACTTTTTGTTTTTATCATCAATTAAATTTAAAGATCCTATCGTTCTTAATGTGGGTATTATAGAGTTCCGTTAAGTCATCCATTGTACCCCTGCATATGATATCCTTCCCATCATCAAGAGATATAATAATCTGATTTTTTACAGTCATTCCCTTGTCGTTAATATGTAAGCTGTAGTACGATATAAGACTCATCGGTATAGCGCACTCGCTCCACATAAAGTCAACACCTTCAAAAGTTTCATCTGAATCATATGAAACAAGAACTCGACATTTTAGGATGTTGCCATCTAAAACAAAATCCCCCTTCTTAACACCTTTCATATTAGCGTTTTTATCAAAGGTAATCATTAGGGGGATTAAGTTTTTAAAAAGTTATTTTAATGTTTTCACAATTAGAATGGAAGATCATCATCAGATGTCTCTACACTTGGAGCTGGCTTAGAGTAGTTCCCTGGGGTTCCCTCTTTTGGCGTGTACTCCATCTTCCACATTGATAAGTTAGTGTAATACTTTCCGTTGTACTCACGGCTACGGATATTAAAAGCAATCTCCGCTTCACAACCAACGCAAGACTCGCTAAGCGTATCAAGAGATTGACCAGACACTTGGAACTCATACACGTCCGTGTACTCCTTACCCTTGATCTCTCTCGTAGTGGTTAACAATAAATTTCTCCAAGAGAAGTTACCTCTTGACTGAATCTCCGACAACGAAGATACTACTCCTTTCATAGAATAATTACTCATTTTGTTTTTTGTTTTTATATAATTAATTAACTAACCCTATTCTTCATTGAGCGTTTTGCCTGCTGTTTTACAGCTCTGCCCTTTGAAGATCCTTTTTTAGGAGCAGGAGGTCCTTTTTTAAGAAGATCCCTTAACCCCTCAAATGCAAATTTTCCTTTTATATTACCTGATTCTGAAGTCTTAACTCTATTATTCTTACCACGCTCATCAGCAGCCTTCATAGCCTTTCTAGCTTGACTTGATTCCTGCATTTTATCAACCTTGGATTCAACAGCTTTCTTAACTGAGGAGGCAGCTTTTTTAACATCTTTCTTCGCTCTATCAAGCTTCATCTGAGCAGCATCAGCTACACTACCCTTAATGTTACGGCTTTTGTTTTCACCAACATCGTGAACAACATTTCTGTTATATTGATAACCCTGCTCAGAAGCACGCTGCTTTTCTTCTTTACGAGCCTTTGCATTTGCAATAGCTTGCTTGATTGGACCTGTACCGTTCATTATTTCCCTTTTGATTTAAGTTTTTCAGCTTTAGCTCTTAATTTAAAAGCTTTCTCACTAACACCAATACTTTTAAGAGTAGCATTAGAAGTATTCTTTTTCATCTTGCTAATCAATTTATCAGCAGACTTTTTTTCAGCAGGAATCATACCAGACTTCTTTTTCTCAAGCTCAGAAACCTGACGCTGCATATTAACATTAGACTGCCTGTAGAAATCAGTTTTTTTATCTTTAGCAGCCGCTCTCTCTTCAAGCTTTTGACTTCTTGGTTTTTTTGGAAGTATTGGCATATTATTTTTTCTTTTTGACAGGAACTCTAGTGGTTACCTTTGTTAATTGAGAACTGGTTACAGCTTTTTTACCATTATCAAGAGTTACTGGATTTTCTCTTTTAGGATATTTGGTAGTTGTAACATTACCTTTAGTATTGATACTAGTTACTTCTTTTTTAAAACCAATTTTCGGATTTGGTGATTTAAGGGACTTCATAGCCTCACTGGCAGCAGTTCTTACAGGAGCTTTTGGTTTTGGTTTTGGTTGTGGCATATTATTTCTTTTTAGCTTTTACAGGAATAGAACTTGATCTTGTATTTGTTGACTTTAGTTTACCATCTGAATATTTCTTTTTTGTAACAGTAGTTCCAGACTCTTTAAAACCTTGCAATTTACCTGTTAGTTCTCCTACTGGTTTATATTTAGTTGTTTTAGATTTCGTTTTTAAAATATCACCCTCTTTATTGAGAACTACTTTAGACTTAGATCTTGAATAACCATCAGTATTGTATGTTTTATCATTTGATTTAACAACCGTTCTACCTAAAAGGTTTTTTTTCTCTGAACTTGGCATTTTTTTAATTTTAATAGTTACGCCGACAAATATATATCAATAATTTCATTAAACAACAAAAAACTTTTCAACACTTTTAATGTTAATAAAAAAATTTTGCCACAAGCATACAAGTGTATTACATTTGTATCCAACATTAAAAAATAACAAGTATGGCACAAAAAGATCCAGCCTTCCTGTTCTACACACAGGATTTCTATGTAGGGACAGCGTTCCTTACACACGCACAAGTAGGAAAGTACATCAGACTTATCTGCGCACAACATCAACATGGGAGATTAACTGAGGAAAAAATCATGCATATTTGCGGTGATTTAGACCGCAACGTCCTCGACAAATTCCAAAAAGATGACGAAGGAAACTACTACAATGTAAGGCTAGAAGCTGAAATTGAGAAGAGAAAGAAGTTTTCAGACTCCAGAAGAGGTAACATCAAAAAAAGATGGGAAAAGAATACTAGTGAAATACAAGTGAATAACACTAGTAATACACTTGAATATACTAGTGGAGATACTAGTGTAATACATATGGAAAATGAAAATATATATATAGAATCTAGTAATATATCTAGTAGTTTAGAAAAAGAAAATATAAAAAGAAAAAGAAAAGAATTTGTCGCCCCATCGAAAGAGGAGATGATGAGTTACGCAGCTGAAAAAGGTTTTGATCCGAGCGTTGGCTCTCAGGCTTACGAATACTATTCCGTTGCCGACTGGAAAGACGCAAAAGGGGACCAAGTGTTAAATTGGAAACAGAAAATGATCGCATCATGGTTCAAAAACGCACAGAAAGGGGTCAAATTTCAAATAACTAATGAAAATGATATCAACATACCAGGCTATGTAAAAGAGTTCCATAATAACCCTCTAATGAAGCGAGAGGTTGTTAACGGATCTTGGGTTTATAAATCTACCCCAATCGGGTTCAAGTCGTAAATTTATAATTTGACGAATAATGTCAAAAGTAAAATCATAATACAGCAACAATGATCGAAAGAATAATCAACCTACAAACAAAACGTGAGTTCATCATAGACCTCAAGAACGCAACAGGGGAAAATGCTATGCCATGCCCAGAGTGTTCCGGGGATAGGAAGAAGAAGACAGCTAAGTCTTTTAGTTGGGATGGACAGAAGGGAATCGGAAACTGCCTACACTGCGGAGCTAAGTTTGGGAAGAAGCTAGAGGGGACATACAAGCCCAATGAGTTACAGAAACCCATATACTCTCGCCCTGAGTGGAGAAACATCACAGACCTAGAAGATGACGTACTCAAGTTCTTTACCGACAGAGGTTTGTCGCAGCGAGTGGTCAACCAAGTCAAGATCACACAAGGACGAACTTTCTTCCCACAACTTGAGAAGGAGGCAAAGTGTATCGAGTTCAACTACTTCCGTGACACGGAACTAATCAACGTAAAGTACCGTGGACCAAAGAAGTCTTTCAAGCTGTACAAGGATGCTGAGCTGATATTCTACAACTTGGACTCAATGAAGGACATGGACTATGTGATCATTACGGAAGGGGAAGTTGATGCACTGTCTTACATCGAGGCTGGATACGACTCAGTTATCTCTGTACCAAACGGAGCAACAAAGTCCGCACAACAGAAGCTAGTCTACCTCGACAACTGCATAGACCTGTTTGATGAAGTTAAAACAATCTTCATAGCCACCGATGACGATGAGCCAGGACGTGTGTTACAGGAGGAGCTTGCTAGACGTTTAGGTAAATACAGATGTCGCAAGGTTAGCTTCTTGGGATGCAAGGATGCAAACGAGCTGTTAATGAAGGAGCCTCTAGCCCTACAAGACACAATAACCCAATCAGAGCCATACCCGATTGATGGAGTACTGACCGTAGACAACCTATCGGATGATATCTGGAGATTAAAGCGTGAGGGACTTAAACCAGGATGCGATATATCAATCCCCTGCTTTAACGAGCTACTTACCTTTGACCCAGGGTATCTAACCGTTGTCACCGGTATCCCAAACCATGGAAAGTCAGAGTTCCTTGACCAAATCATGGTGGACCTATCAATCAAGCACGGATGGAGGTTTGGTATATTCTCCCCTGAGAACTACCCACTACAACTCCACTTCTCTAAGATAGCTTCCAAACTCGTAGGGGAAAGATTCAATGACATGGCAGACCATAAGGTAATACAAGCCATGGACTACTACCGTGATAACTTCTTCTACATCGTCCCCAAGGAAGATAACAGCGTTGAGAGTATCATCGAACACGCTACCCAACTTGTTAAACGATACGGAATAAACGGACTGATCATAGATGCTTGGAATAAGTTAGACCACGACTTCGCATCCAACGAGACCACATACATCGGTAAGCAACTCGACTTAATAATAAATTTTGCTCATAAGTTTGGAGTACATATCTTTGTGGTCGCTCACCCGACAAAAATGCAAAGAGATAAAGGCAACGGACCATACCTAGTCCCCACGCTATATGACATGGCTGGCTCTGCTCACTTCTTTAACAAGTCACACAACGGTATATCAGTGTACAGACATTTCTTTGAGGACGGATCATCCTCCCCTGAAGTGTTTGTCCAAAAGGTTAAGTTTAAGCACTGGGGTAGGCAAGGTAGTGTAGCCCTCCAGTACGATATAGACTCTGGAAGGTTCTACCAACCCTCTAATAAACAATCCGGTAACTACCTAGAGCAAAAAGCAAGTCAAGAAGAAATGCCATTTGAAATATGAAACACGCTAATATAGAAGCACTAGTAGAATACGTTAAGCCATACCAAAAGGCTGCCTTCGTATCTCAACTCATAGAAACTCTAGGGATGGATCATCCTCTGTCCCTAGAAGCTTTTGACTACATGAGCAAGTACCCCATTGTCAAGAAGTGGAGGGATAATCCCAATGCCTTCATGATCAAGATCCTACAAGCCTGCTGTGAAGAGTTTGCCGTACAAGTAGATGACGTAACCTCCGGTAATAGATCCGGAAACCACGTTGAAGCTAAACGTATGTGGATGTTCCTCGTTGAAGGGGTTATGTCCAACAACTTCGATAGTATAGCACACTTCATTCAAATGGATAAGTCCTCTATCAAGTACCACATTAGCAAGACCAAGAGCTTCATTGAAACCAATCGCAAGTACTCAGACAAAGCCAAAGCTATCGTAGATAAACTCCAGGCTGAAGGTATGTCCGAAGTGGTAGACTTCTTTATCAAAGAAATAAACCACCTACAAAGGGATCTTAATAAAAGGAAGTAATGTGTCATTAAAGGGATAAAACGACAGCATTTTGTTCTTTTTATGACTAGTTATTTCTAACCCTCCTGTTTAACACCTTTGTTTTTATGTCAAAGCCTTTTAAGCTTAATATGTAACTCTTAACCACAGAGATGGTTACATTTTCACCCTTCTCAAGTAAGCTCAATGTAGACCTTGACACACCCATTTTATCCGACAATTCCTGCTGAGTCACCCTTCTGCATATCCTCTCGTTCTTTAACACCTCATGTAAGTTCACAATAGAATGACATAGTAAATTAAACTTCTGCTCATCCTCATCATCCCTTAAATCTACCAAGTTACTATTACCTACTTGAATGTTTAGTAGGTTTGGATTTATAGAGTGGTAGTAGTCTATCCAGTAAAGCTCCCTACCAGACAAGTCATTCAAATCCTCTACCTCCTCTATGATCTCAATCTTAGGGTATAAAAACCCACCCTCTAGTTCACTAACCCATTCCTGAACCTTTTTAGAATGAGACTTAGTTAAATGAGATAAAGCTCTCGACTCTCCAACAGTACTCTTACCAATGTAACAATAAACATCGTTTCTAGGGTCTTTTAAACCATATACTATATTCTTCATAGTGTTTTATATTTAATACAAATATAGTGAATTGTTTGATATATCAGACCTAACAATCTCGAAGCCCCTCCACATCGGTAGGGGTTTTTTGATAAAAAGCTGAACATAGTGTAGAGGGGGTTTCCTACACACCTTAGTACTATGTGACCTTACCGATTCGATATTTTGCGGATGGGGTGGTCTACATGTTGTTTATTTGTATGGTATCGGATAAAGTAGGTTATATATTGAATAAAGCTAATTTGTTTCACGTGAAACATTTGTTTAGTTACTATATATAGTTATTGTATGTTAGTGGTATGCCATGTACCAAAACCTTATTTAGAATCGTTCTAAATAATCATAGATGGTATGCCCTAGGTTAGTTGTTGATAACTTGTTAATAACTTTCCCCTATTTTATTTGCATATTCCAAAAAGTTGAATTCAAAATTAAATGTTAAAATACTTGCATATCTTAGAAAGTTGTATACATCACAGCTTAAAAACAAGTTGTAATATAAGACAACAGAGGTAAGCCCCTTTGAGCTCCCCTTCCTTATTTAGACTCATTCTAAATTTCAAAAAAAGCTCAAATATTTGTAATAAAAATTTGCTATTCTAAAATATAGTTGTATATTTGTTATGTCAATGATGATAGAGCAAACGGGCTAAGGAGTTGATAAGGTAGATAGACAATAAAACAACAACTAGGGAAATTTACAGGTTTCCAGTGTGGGAGAGGTGTGCGCTGTTGTATAATTCCAAAATCTTTGACGTATGCGAAGGAATGAGACGACCTAGACAAACAAAGGATAGGCGTGATGGGCGAACTATGCCCGTTCCATTAAGTGCCGTATAATTAGCGGGGCGATGTTAAAAACGTGACATTTTTAATATTTGGTTTATTGGTAGGAATTTAGCATGTATACCGTTTATACATGTACAATGTGTACTTAATCTTATTCACGTTTCACGTGGAACATTTCTATATCAGATAGGCTTGGAGACGCAAACACAAACAACATGCGAGGCGGTTCGATTCTGCCCCTATCTCAATGTGCAATCATGCGCAGAAACAAACAAACAAACAAAACAATGGGTAAATTTCAATTAGAAGCTACGTTCACAGATAAGAACGGCTTAACCACACATGCGTACAGCTTAGAGTTCGATACGCTTGGCAAACTCTCGCTTGGCAAGGTCATAGGTACGTCATGCCATGAACTGTTTAGATGGGTGGACGTTATCAAAGATACAGGAGGCACGTTCAAAACCACAGGTGGACACTTTGACCTTGTTATGCGGTGCAATAGTGTAACCATAGACACAGCTAAGGCAAAACGTGAACTACGCCAAAAGTTCTTTTTCAATAAGACTGGCGACTCTAGGGCTAGGTTTGCAAGACGTGTACTCGCATTGGCTAGGTTTATGGCTACTAATCCAACTGTTGTAAGTATGGAAGAATTAGAAACGTTAATGGCTACAAAGTAATCAGTAAAATAAAGTTTAATCTTAGGGCGGCTTGCAATTTAGTAGGTCGCCCTTTTTAATTTAATCAACATGGACACAATCAATCGAGTATTTTATGTCATGACTATTTTCATGGCAGTCTTAATGTATGCAATGGCTTTTGTATGCTTCTTTAGTAAGCACTCATCAGGTTTATGCATAAGCGTGGCGTTTGCCATCTTATTGACTGGCATAGTAAAGTATTGGGAATCTTAAACAACAAACAACATATGAAAAAACAAATCATCGCATCACTCTCAGTATTATTGGGAGTGTTAATCGTAGCTATGCTAAGTTCATGCGCTACATCGGGCTACAACTATTCAGCCCATTCACGCAAAAACAAGTCAGTCATGAGCAAGGCACACAAGCGTAATGCAGGGCGTGACATGGTTAATTACAGATGTACTAACAAACACTAAAACAAACAATATGAAAACAGGTATCCATTGGTTACAAGACTATCTTTCTCGGGATGAGTTTGATAGCGTTAAGAATCTACTTCACAACAAGTACAGACTTTACAACAATGCAGCAGAGGCATTGGACTATTGTCTTACATGGGCTGAAACTAGTCAAGGTCACTCGTATTGGTCAGACATCAGAAATGAGATACGAGTAGGATCACGCTCCCCATTACAAGATAGCACACGCTATGTATGCCGCAGAGAGGTTGTTCAAAACGAACACGGCAAGTGGATGTTGAAGGACAATGCTCATGCTGTTGTCGGGGTTCACAGATACTACCACCACAAGAATGTGTGTAGTTATATTGACATTGGTGAATACGCTGGCGAATACGCTCACGAAAACAATGTAGTAACCTCTGACTACTCAGATAAGACTATGTATACTGACGAGGCTAAGTATACAACAGATAACAGATGCTTCCACGAAGATGAAGCAAGTGACTATAACATTGTATGGGCAGAAAACGTAGATGACTGGGCTGACGAAGATGATTGTCGATGGGGTGTATGGGATAGTCGGGGTAGAGAGGCATGGCTGTATGACGATGGTGACTTAGTGTATTGCGATGAAAATAATACATACTATGCAAGTGAGTCTGTTGCAAATAACAACGACATATACTTCCACAATGGTGAGTACAGACACTCAGATAACATACATGATGAAGACGACGATGGCTATTGTGTGCGTGACTACCACCACTTCAGTAGGGTGTCCAAGTATGGTCGTGAAACCCCTAACTTTACTGTCGGCTTCGAGATAGAGAAAGAGGATAGGGATGCTAAGTGTGGCAATGATGCACAAGATATCTACGATGCTACTAAATGGTGTCATGAGAAAGATGGTAGCCTTGACTCATACTCTGGCTTCGAGTTAGTGTCACCCATACTTGACCTGTATGATACTGACGCTCTGCTCAAAGAGTTCAATCACCCAATGATCAAACCCCTTATCAATGCTTCTTGGAATAGTGACTCATGCGGTGGGCATATCAATATCGGGTCGTCCAAGTACAATAGTGAGCAACTAGCCAATGGTATTGTCGGGTTCTTCCCTCTGCTGTATGCTATGTACCCCAATCGTCTTGATAAGAACTATTCACAAGCTAAGTCCAAGCATAGGTACTTTGAAAATAAAGACAAGTATAGTAGTGTACTCATCAAGCCTAATGTTGTTGAGCTTCGTATCTTCCCTGCTGTTCGTGGTGTAGATAACCTTATGTGGCGTGTCGGTTTAGTTAGGCTTATGGTAGAGAATCTATACAAGTCTGAGCTTGATGTACTCAAGATGATGCTTAACACTCGCTCTCGATTGTACAAACATTTGTCTAAGGTATATACTCCTGAGAAGATGATTGACAAGGTTAGTATGTTCATCAAGTACTCTAACATCTACAATGGTACTATGCTAGAGTTTCCAACTAAAAAAGAAAACAAAACAAAAACAAATAACTAATAGATTATGTGTATCGCAATTATGAATCCGTCCACTGTGACGTTAAAGAAGAAAACTATCCGCACTTGTTGGGATAACAATTACAATGGTGCTGGTATGTTGTATATCAATAGCACTACTAACAAGCTAGAGACATTCAAGGAGATGACTAGCTTCGATAGGTATTACAAGGCTTATCAAGATATTCGCAAGGCTCATCCTAAGTCTAAGGTTATCTTACACTTTCGTATTGCTACTCATGGTATCATCAACGAGGATAACTGTCACCCATTCATGGTCAATGAAGACCTTGGGTTTGTTCACAATGGTATCATACAACAAGCCCCTCACTCTCAGCTGTATAGTGACACGTATATGTTCAACGAGTCGTATCTCAAAAAGCTACCCGATGACTTCATATCCAACCCAATCATTAACGAATTGATTGCAGAGTTCATTGGGTATAGCAAGTTAGTGTTCTTAGATGCTGACAACAATCACACTATTATCAATGAGCAGGATGGTGTATGGGATGCAGGGTGTTGGTTTAGCAATCGCAGCTATATGCCTACTAACTATATTGACTATGGTGGTAAGAAGATTCGCAAGACTGATACTGCTAGTACAGCCAAGCCTGTAAACTACGGGACTTACTATCATCGCAATAGTTGGTATAACGAGGCTGATTGGGATGTTGATAACTACAACAAATCGTTTGGGGTTGAGACTGATAAGGAAGAGGATGAGCCTAAGTATCGTTGTGAGTGTTGTGAGAAGCTATCCCATGAAACGTATAGTGGGTTAGCGTATCACAGAGGCTATGACTCTTTCTTGTGTGCAGATTGTGAGTGGGATTTAGAGAATGAGTTTGACGATACTGAAAAGCTAATAAGCATAGATACGGTAACAACTAAAACCCCATTC